CAGGTGATGATCGCCGCCGGGGATGCCTACTCGGGTCACATCACACGGAAGGGGGCGTGATGGCGCGAGACGTGAGTGAGAAGATCGTCGCCGCGAAGCGACGGACCGATCCGGCGAACAAGCCGTTCCGTGGCCACTTCACGATCTGGGTCGAGGACGATCCCATGGCCCGGGACATCCTTCGGGTGATCGCGGAGGCGGCGGTCGAGGAGGGGGTGATGATCAGCTGGGGACTGGACTGATCAGCCGTCACGCAAGATGAGCACACCGTCGATCGTGTACGGGTTGGATAGGTGGTCACCGATCAGGGCGGCCCCGGGGAAGGGACCTCGGGGCCGCCCTTCCGCGCAGTCCGGGCAGATTAGATCACCCTTGGTGGTCAGCACCCAGCTCTCGGAATGGACCGCCCGGTTGCGGACCTGCATCGCTTCGGCCTTGGAGTTGTACCAGCGGCCCGGCTCCACGTCGATCCCGCAGCTTGAGCATTCGACCAACCACTCGGCGCGGATGCCGCCGCCGCTCATTGGGGCATCTCTATCGGCCCGTCGGTATCCACGTCGTGGACCAAGATCTCGACCCGCACCGTGTAGAGCCCGTCGCCCAGCTTGGTGATCGTCGCCCCGTCCTCGGTGATATGCCACGGGAACGCGACGCCGTCGATCTCCAACCGGTGCTCGGGCTCCTCGCCCGGTTCCAGCGGTCGGCTCGAGCTGGCGCAGTCGCACGGGTGCCGGTACAGCACGGTCCGGGCCAGCCGGGGTCCGTTCATCGGCGCAACGCCCTCGCGAACGCGACCGCCGGGGTTCCCCCGAACGCCTCCTGCACCAGCGCATCGACCCTGACCCGAGCGCGGTGATTGCCACGCCAGAGATCGACGCAGGCGTGGCCGTGCCGGAGCACCGGGGTAAGCAGCCGACCCGCGATGAAGCGACTGCTCCCGTTCCTGCCACGAACGACCCGGCTTCGGGACCGGACCCGGTACTCGTCGGAGACCTCGTAGGCCCGCCAGCCGGTCGGACGCCAATGCTCGGTCACAGCCCCGAGCCTGGTTTGCCGTTACCGCGTGTCAAGCATCTCCGTCGGCGTGTCGCTGTGAGATCCGTAACGCCCACCGGTCGGACCATCCCCGGGACTTCGCCCAGTAGTCCCCGCGCACGGCCCCGTTCCCGTTCACGTCGAGCCACACCTCGGCCCGGGTCATCGCCACCTCCGGGGTCACGGCCCGGATCGTGGTCAGCGGCTTGGTGATCCCGTGGGCATGGTCGCTGCACAGCTCCCACTCGCCTTTGCTCGTCCGGGTCAGGGTATGGGTGGTTCGGAGTCCCTTCGTCACCCCTGAGTTCTACCAGAGTAGAAGCTGGTTCGGCTTGCGGTGCAACGCTTTATCGAGCTGGGCGGCCCGGAGGTCGTACCGCTTGTGGCAGCGCCCGCACATCGGGCTGTAATGGCCGGGGTGCGCGCAGTAGGGGCCGGAGAGGGAGAAGTACTCATCCGGGCAGGCTCGGCTGTAGGACCAGTGCGAGGCCCGCCGCCCGCACGCGCAGCGCTGCGCCCTGGCCGGTCCCTTCACGACCGCCAGCCGGGCGTGCATCGCGCGGTAGCTAACCACGACACCAGCATAGGACTGTGATGGGGAAGACACAGCAAACGGCGGGTTAATTGGTAGCGCGCTAGAATGCTGTGCTAAGCTCAGGGGAGAGTCAGGCACAGGGCCAGGCCAGAACCCCAGGAGATTCGCATGATCGATGTCACCAAGTACGCGATTAGTGCTTGACAAGGAACGGGACAAGGAAGGTTGGAATGGTGGACACCGCAGACTGGATTACGAACGGGTACGTCGTATACGAGGATTACGAGTGCGAGCATTGCGGAGTCATCGTTGACGGCCCGCTCGAAGCCATCGGCTTCGGGCACGAGTGCAAGGCGCTTTACAGAAGCGTTATCCGATGAACGGTAAGGGCAAGGTGTGGTTGGCGAGCGCCGCTGTCGCAGCATCGGCGCTCGTATGGACATGGCCATCGCAGGCCGATACCTCCGACCAGTGTGACTGCGTCGGCTCCGCGCAGCTCCCCGCGTGGGTGCGCCGGAACCGGGAGGAGGTGATGGCCTGACAGCGCAGGAGCCCTGAGCGTTAGCGGCGACCCCGGTGCGAGCCCGGGGCAGGGCGCGAGACCACGGCAATGGGCCGGGTCCGGTTGAAAGGAAGCACGACATGAAGAACAGTGTCAGGGGCGGTATCGCCGCCCTCGGGATCGTGGGGGCGATGGCCACCGGGATCACCCTCGCCGGGTCGGCGAGCGCTGCGCCCATCGACCATGACACCCTGGTCTATCTGCAGATGATGAACAACGACGGTCTCACGGTCACCGACACGTCACAGGCCATTAGATTTGCGGGCACGGTCTGCGCTGAGATGCGCTACAACGGTTGGGATGCCCACCGGATCGCCAATTACAACTGGTCGCCCAGCCTCCCCATGACTTACCAGAACATGCTGGATCAGGTGGAGGACGCGGCCATCGTGTTCTGCCCCACCGCCTGGCAGGCCGTGATCGACTCCCCGAGCCCCGCCACCATGGTGGGGAGCGTCTGATGCGCCGGGTAACCATCCTGAAGGTAGTGGCCGCAGTCGGTATTGCGGTCTTACCTTTCTCAGGCCTGATGGGGTCTGGTATCGGTGTTGCACACGCTGACTCCGATGACGCCGCGTTCCTGGCGGCGATGGCTGATGACGGGCTCACTGCCCTGCACGGGGAGGATTACACCCTGATCAATACCGCGCACAACGTCTGCTTGGACCTGTCCACCGGGATCACTGTGCCGGATGAGGCCCGGAGGATCGGCCGGTGGTCCACCTCAAATGGCGGATTCCTACCGCTTGCGGACTCGCTGTATTTTGTCGGCGCAGCGGAGGGGGCGTACTGCCCCTGGCTGATCGGACACGCACTAGAACCAATCGGCCCACCGAGCAATGGGAGCACGGTCTGATGCGCCGGGTGATCCTGGGCGGTCTCGCCGCCGGAATGGTCTCGCTTGGTATCGCGATGGCGTCACCCGCAGGGGCCACCATCGCGACCATCGGTGCCCAGGGTGACCACAGCGCCGTCAACTACCGGGACGAGCTGAGGTACGCGGGCCTCCGCCACGAGGATCAATGGAATGCTGCTGACCTCGGCTCACGGCTCTGCGCGGAACGGTATGAGGGCTACAGCAGGCGGCAGGTGGAGCGCGAACTTGCGTACTCACCTGACGACTACACCGCCGAGCAGATCATCGCGATGGTGATGGGTGCGGAGTGGCACTTCTGCCCCGAGTACAGCTGACCGAGATGATCGTGGTCTGCCTGAGCGCCAGGGCGGTGGTCCTGGCGCGAAGGGGAGATCATCGAATCGGTTAGCCAACTGTTACTGCGCTAGCTATAGTCAGACCCTGGATCGGCAACAGGCCGGTCCCGATGAAAGGAACCAAATGGCCCCATCCGTGCCCGATTTGGTCGAGCACGCCAAGACGCATTCCCGGGAGTGTGTCGAGGGGCTGACCGACCCCGACGACGACATCATGCCGATCTTGCTGTGGCTAGGGCCGCACGGCCCCGGGCTGATGTCGATGGGCGAGCTGATGAAGGACGACGAGGCCAAGGACAAGCTCGCTAGGTGGATCACCGCCACCCTGGCCGTGGGTCAAGCCACCGAGTGCGTCACGGTCACCACCGGGTACATGGCCATGGTGGACCGGGACGACCCCGACGTGGATGTCTCCCGGGGCACGGTCACCACACCGATCCGGGAACGCCCCGACCGGACCGAGGCGGTGATCCTGATGTGCTCGGATCGGCGCGGCCGGGGCGGAATGGTTCACGCCCCGCTGACTCGGTACCCGGATAAGCCGCCCACGCTGGGCGACTGGATCGATTCGCGTCTGGAGGTCGGCCCGAAGGTCGGTGGCCGGTTCGGGGAGGCGATGGCGCTGGGCCTGGAGATCGTCCGGGAGATGCCGCCGGAGCTGGTGGAGATCATCGAGGAGGGCTGGGAGATCGGCCCGGAGGCGGTGCAGAACCTGATCGAGCGGTTCGTGAACGTCGCGGAGGGGTTCAACCGGGATCTCACCGGACCGGGCGGGCCGGATCGGTGACCGCCGAGGGGCTATGCCAGATGGCCCGGGACAGCCTGGCGTCGATGACACCCGGGATGGGCTCGCTCGCGGCCCAGTTCGGCACGCTGGCTAAACGGGCGGACACCCACGGGCTGACCAAGCCCAGCGAGATGCTGCGGCACATGGAGCGGGAAATCAGGCTGATTCTGCAACAGGCAGACGCCGTGATCGGTGCGGTTCAGGCCGCCGAGGATAAGGAGAACGATGGCCGCTAGGAAGGCCGTGTCGATTCAGGCCGAGGCGCGCAAGTACGGCAAGTCCGTCGCCGCGTACCTCAACGAGAAGTCCAAAAAGGGCGCGTTCAACGTGGGCTCGGTCTGGTCCGACGACGACGTGTCGATGCTGGTGTCGATGATCGAGCACGACGACACCACCTTCGATATGGCGACCCGGCTGGGCCGCACCTACTACGGCGCGCAGAACGCCCGCGCCCATGTCGCGTTCGCGCTCCGGCACGAGACGGCGATCTGGGGGAAGCGGCGATGACCGAGCAAATTGTGCGGGTCGCCATCGGCGGCGACAGCAAGGAGCTAACGTACCGCTGGGTTGGCGAGGGTGAACTAGTGGTGGGGGAGACCGTGGTTGTGCCGCCGCCGTGGTGGGCCGACACGACCGAGAAGCGTGAACGGTACAGCCGGGGCGTGGTCACCGGCATCGGGTCCGGCTACATGGGTCAGATGGTGTCGATCAGCCAACGGGGACAGCGATGAAGATGTATCCGGACCTGACGGTCGAGGGCACCCCCGAAGAGGTCGCCGCGTTCAAGCACATCGATGCCGCGCTGGCGGCCCGCAAGCGGCCGTCGATGAAAGCTATCGAGTCCTCGAAACCCGAGAAGAAACCGCCGCCTAAAAAGGTGCCCAAGGCGCCACCCACGTCCGACCTGGCCGAGCAGATCATCAACCTGGCCCGGGCCAAGGACGGAGTCACCGCGCTGGAGGTGGCCGAGTACTTCGAGATGGACAAGAAAACCGCCTATAACCGGCTGTATCACATGCAAGCCAAGGGGCTGATGTGGCGAACCGACCACGGCTTGTTCAAGGCACACGCCCACGCGGCGGTGTCCGGATGAAGGGGATCCAAATGCCAAAACGATTGCAGCGCAACAAGAACGGCAAAGACGACTACGTGGGGGATTTGATGGACATCGCGGCGTCGTCCCGGCTGCTGCTGGACCGGGCGAAGCAGGGCGTGAACGTCCCCGAGCTACCCGACGCCGAGGCCGAGGCCCGAGACTCCGTGGAGGGCCTGGCCGACGCCGTCGCCGACCTGGATTCGACACAGATCCTGTCGTGGTGACCCGGCTGACCTGATGATCTGCGGCGCTCAGACGCGGCAGTCGGAGTACCGATGCATCATCGGTGGGTCCATCCGACCCATCGACCGTCCCCATGAGTGCCTGCTGAGGCCGGGCCATAAAGGAGACCACGCGTGTGGCTGTCTGACCTGCTGGGGTTCGGATGGCGTGCAGTATCACCTGCGCGACGTAGCGCAACGACGAGTGTGAGGAGAGGAATGCACAGAATTTGCCCGAACTGCCGAGTCCGAGACCTGTTCTGGGGCGAGCTGATCTGCCCCGACTGCGCCGGGGCCGGGTGACCACGATGACCGACCACCGCGACTCGCCGCTCAGCTCCGAGCACGTGACCCGGGTGTTCGAGGATTGCCTCGCGCACGGCGCGGAGAGCCACCCGACGATCACCGTGCAGGGCATCGTGCACACCGCTCACTTCGCCGTGAAGAAATTAGCTCGCCGACGCCGGGAGATCGGTGGGATGCTGGCCCAACTCCCCGATCAGTTCCAGCCCCACGAGTCGGGCGGTGGGGGCGGGTGGTCGTTCCTGAACGCCTGCGACGACAAGGACGGCAACCAGTGGACCGGGCAGCACCTGGTCATGGAGCAGCTGTTCCTGCTCGGCATCGGGACCGAACAGGCCAGCTTCTGCATGCCGCGCGAATTGTGGAACGCGCTGCCCGGGGCGATGCCCTTCATCGAGGTGAATCCCGACCTGAAGGGGGACTGATGCACAACCCGTACTGGGACGACGTGAGGGATCACGCGAAGCCTGGCGAGTGGCCGTGGGAGCGCGGCCTGCAGATCGAGCGGTTCAACTTCCGGGAGAACCTCCAGTACGAGCCGGTGCTGGACCGGAACGAATTCGTGGCGCGCTACGCCTGGACCGTGACCCACCCGGAGACCGTCGCGTTCGTCGCCGTGCACTGCCTCGCGGACGGGCTGGTGGACCCGATGGCGGGCACCGGCTACTGGGGCTATGTGCTCGGCCAGGTCGGGGTGGACGTGGCCAGCTACGACCAGTACCCGCCCCACACGGAGAGCCCGAAGGGCAACCCGTGGCACGTCGGCGCGACCTGCTGGGTGTCGGTCGAGAAGATGGACGGCACCGACGCCGTGCGGAAGCACCCCGGCCGGGTGCTGTTCCTGGCCTGGCCGCCGTACTCGCAGCGCGCGGGCGAGGACATCCTGCGCGCGTACGAGGGGCACAAGGTCATCTACATCGGCGAGAGCGGCGGCGGCTGCACGGGCGACGAGGGGCTGCACGACCTGCTGAACGCCGAGTGGCATCCGGTCGCGGAACACCGGCCGGTCCAGTGGTGGGGACTGCACGACGACATCACCGTCTACGAGCGCGGATCAGAGAAGGAGGACGATGCCCAAGCAGAGGCCGCCGACCACGGCAGCGAACTTCGAGGAGCAGCGGAGGCTGAACAAGAGGGAGATCTGCCTGATCTACGACGTGCCGCCCTGGCTGGTCGCCCCGGCTGAGCCGGGGGACCGGCTCTGGTGGCACCTCATGTGGCCGAAACGGAAGTACCGGCTGATCCGTGGCTGGGTACGGCGTGTCTGGAAGCTACGGCGGCACGGTGCCGCCGAGGAGAGGAACAGGTGAAGAAGTCAGAGATGATCCGGCAGGCAGCAGTCAGTGTTCGACGGTTCGGCAGGCGGGAGGACGAGCGGGTGTGTTATTGCACGCCGACCCGCAACATGGTGCGCAGCCTTAAAGAGGTCACCCTCAACGAGTTCAACACCGATTCACACTTTGAGTGGAGAGCGGCGCTGCGAGACATGTCAACGGCGGTAGCCGAGAAGGTGAAGGAGATCACCGGCCGCACGTATACGCAGTCGCTGAATTCGCTGGACGAGGACCGCGGCCTGGACGACGAGGCTGTGGCCGAGGCGTTTGAGAAGACGGCGCTGATGTACGAGGAGCGCGGCGAGTAACACCGGGACAGATGACACGCCGAGGTTGGTCTCTAGGGGCGAGCCTCGGCGTGCCTGGAAGGGATCACGGTGAACCAGATCTACCGTGATGAGCGGAGACCGAAATGCTCGTCAGCCCGCACCACACCGGGCACGCCATCGCCCGGGACGGTCGGTTGCTCCGCGTGGACCAGGTGGGCTCGCGGTGGGTAGCGACCCGGTACAGCCCGGACCTGATGCCGCACGACGTGTTCTACGGGACCGACGCGGAAGTTCACGCGATGATGGCGCACTGGCGTGGCCAATGATCGAAATCCATTGCGTGATCTGCCTGAACCGGGGTAAACGCACCGCTGCCGTGGTGGTCCCGGGGGCGAAGTACCAGGGCTGTGCGGAGCACCGTGAGCTGGTGGATACACCCGGCTTCGACGCCCTGTCGCTGCGGCTCGGATCGAGGGCGTTCTGATGGGTTTCGTCACCGACCTGTTCGACCGGATCGGTGGCGGCCGACTCAAACTGACCGGCCTGCCCCCGCTGCCCGAGGGCTGCGAATGGCTCGTCTATGAGCAGACCAACACCGGTAACCCGCTCGCCGAGGGGACCGTTGGCCTGGTCAACATCGAGCTGTACGGCCCCGGCCATCACTGCTTGTCGATGATGATCACGGTGGACAGTACCGATCCCGACACCCTCCGCTGCGCGGCCCGGGAGATGATCGCATGACCGACATACCGATGGTCGAGCTACCCATGTACCGGGCCAACCAGCTCGGGGACGCCGAGCAGTTCGTGAAGGACGAGCTGACCTATCTCTGGGGACTGCTCTGGGATGCCTACAACGCGTTCCTGGGCTCGACGTGGATCGGCCAGCCGCAGAAGCGGTGGCAGGAGGGCGGTAGCTGGTCCGGTCGCTGCGAAGGGCTGGCGACCCGGATCGGCCAGGCGACCGCGATCGTCGGCCCGGTCTCGTGGGGCAACATCCCGATGACGGCGCTGGTCGACGGCTGGTTCTCGTGGGCCAACCAGCGCATCGGGATCGTGGACCCCGACGTGCCGAACAGCGATCAGGTCGATCTGCTCCGCGAACAGCTGGCCGCTCGGGTGCACGACGAGATCGGAAGGATGGACTGATGAGACTGGGCGACATGAGATGCCCCTGGCATCCGACCATGACGCTGGACGAGTGCAAGCCGCTGCACGAAGCGGCTCATCACACCGACACCGATATCGACACCCTGTACGTCAGCCTGGATACCAGCGACCCGGACCTGTACCCGAGGCCCCACAATGACTGAGCCCGAGGACCGGGACCGATGGCGCGCGGAGATCGCCGAGGCCAAGGCCACCATGAGCCGTGAGCAGTTCCGCGACTGGCTGATCTACAAGATGAACGTCGCGGGTGATCGGCCCCACCCGACGATGGGGCGGCGGGTCGCCGAGCTGATCGACATCAAGGCCATCAACCACCGCCTGCGGGAGCGGGACCGGACGTGGGACAAGGCCCAGGCGTTCGGTGAGGACGGCTGGTTCATCCTCGGCAACGGCAAGGGCATCATCGTCACCCTGGACTTCGAGAGCGACCCGGGAACCGACTGGCTGCACGCCAGCTTCAGCTACCAGATGCGCACCCGGATACCCGGCTACGCGGATCTCAAGCTGATGCACTACGCCGTGTTCGGTGAGGGGCACGCGTACCAGTGCTTCGTGCCGACCGCTGAGCACATCAACATCACCAGCAACGTGCTGCACCTGTTCGGTCGGCTGGACGGCAAGCCGGTACTGCCCGACTTCGGTCGGTTCGGGACGATTTGAGAGGAGAGACATGAAAGGCGAATTTTCGATCCAGGTCGACAAAGAGGAGCTGCTGACGCGCCTGGAGGAGAACCGGGACAAGCACGCCGACGCCTACCAGAAGGCCCGGCTGGGGTACATCAAGCTGACCCGCAAGGAGCTTGAGGCCGCGCTGGAGAAGCTGGATCGCGGCGAGATGCTGCACCGCATCCTCAGCAACGTGCCGCCCGACAACCACACCGTCGACTACGACGACGCCATCGACATGATGAAGTGGTCCACCGACACCACCGTCGAGCTGACCCAGCAGCAGTTCAAGCAGTACGTTAAGGACGACTGGGGCTGGAAGGACCAGTGGACCACGTCCACCGCCGCGTACCTGGACGCGTACACGTGACGAAGCGCCTCGACACCATCGGCTGGTTCATCGCCACCCTGCACCAGATGCTGGGCCACGTCGTCACCGCCCGGTTCCTCGGCCAGCCGGTGGGCGACCGGGGCGAGTGCATCCTGTGCCGGTACGACAGCGGCCAGGTCACCCGCGACGAGGTCATCGAACAGTTGGGCGTCGAGTGATGCCCGACGAGCCGCGCGACCACGTGATCCGCGACTCGCTGCCGTGGCGCACCGACGAGCTGACCGAGTGCGGACGCGCCGTCAGCGACGTGGCCAGCATCATCACCAAGGAACAACTGGTCTGGCGGCTCAAACAGTACGGGCAGCAGCGCACCGCGTTCACGGTGTGTATGACCTGCTTTTCGGCGGCCCGGGACTCGGCGCGGTGGGAGACCAACCCGACCGGGATGCTGTCCCGGGACATGCGGCGCGGCCGCATGATGACCTACCGCGACTACGACCGGACCAGTAACACCTACGGGGTGGTGAAGGTGGACCGGCTCAGCGCCGAGCTACACGCCATCGCCGGGCTGATCGAGGCTCACCGCGAGGAGTTCGACGAGCGGGTGGAGGCGTCGAAGCAGGCGGCGCTGTTCGCCGCCCGACGCCGGGCCGCCGAAAAGCAGAAGAACGTCAGCCCGACCAGCTCGCCCATCAGCCCGATCGGGGGCGACTCGTGACCACGCCACTGGAAGGACAGTAAACAGTAAACATGGACATCAGAGCGCACATCGCCCGCATTCTTGAGCGCGAGTTCGATCCTTTAGGCCCGCACACGCAGTTCGCCGTTATCGCCGACGTCGTGGTGTCCGAACTTGGCTGGGATGATCTGATGGCGCTCCTTGACGAGAACTACCCGGTGTCGGTGTTCCCGACAACTGAGGATCGCGAGGACCGCGACACCGGGCCGCGCATCATTTCGATGATGCGGACCATCGGCCAACTGCGCGCAACGTCGTAGCGCTTGATTGGGACGATCTGATGGTTCTCACTACCCTCGCGGATAACCCCGGGACGCTGCAGATCTTCTGCCAGGTCTGGGGTATCTCGGAGCTGTACAGGAAACCGATCGTGGTCCGGTGCAACGGTTGCGAGGGCCAGCTGTACCTGGTGATGGGGACCGACACCCCGATGGAGATCCGCGACTGTCAGGTGTTCCTCACCCTGGAACTGTTGTCGCGCGGCTGGCACATCACCCGATCCGGCACGCCGCGCTGTCCCCGGTGTGGCTGCCGGGCTGAGTGACCCGCAGGGGTGATGATGGGGCGCATGACCGCGCCCTCGCCCGTCAGCCTGGTGTTCTTCCCGATCTCCGGTGATAACTTCGCCGTGGCCGACCCGTCGGTCTCCGGCACGCAGAATCAGCCCATCATCCAGCCGGTCAACGGGCTGGTGCTGTTCACCCCGAGACTGCCCATCGGCACCGTGTTCTGGGTCGACAACTACCTGATCCAGGCCGCCTACGACGCGCTGCAGATCGTCAACATCGTCAACAACCCGAACCAGGGCACGTACACCCTGCAGCTGCTCGGGACCTGGACGAGCGCGCTGCCGTACAACGTGACCAACGCCGCGCTGCAGGCCGCGCTGATCGCCGCCGCCGGGGCCGCGACGGGCGACATCACCGTGTCGAACGGCCCCAACCCGCAGAGCTACCAGGTGGCGTTCGCGGGCAACCTGGCTGGCACCGAGATCCCGATCATGAACGCCGAATTCAGCACGCTGCTGAACGCGCAGGGCCAGGGCTGTGAGGTCACCGTCGACGGGACTTCGCTGGGCGGGCCGCAGATCATGGCGCCCACCGCCATCACCATCCCGCCGCTACAGGCCCGGATCTGGAACGGCGTGCTGAGCACGATCGACATGGACAACACCCAGGGCTTCCAGCTCAACGCCAACCAGCCCGAGCTGAACCTGTCCCAGGTGGTGCCCGGGACGACCCAGCTGATCTACGACGTGACGTTCGACCAGGTGACGTACAACGGCGGGCCGGGCATCCTGGCCCCGTGGGCGTTCCCGGCCCCGACCGACGCGACCCCGGTCTGCCTCACCGACCCGGCCCTGGCGCGGCTGCCCTGGGAGCCGCCGATCACCAAGACGTGGGAGCCGCCCGCGCCCGCCGGTCTCCGCGTGGTGCGCAGCGCATGACGGATGTCTACGACGACACGCCGGAGACAGCCCCAGTCGTCCGCACGCCCGCCCAACTGCGCTCGGCTGAGATTAGACGCATCCGGTCGTCTCACCAGTACCAGGACGCCGTTGCCCGTTTCCGGCTGGAATGCAAGACGCACCGCAACAAGGACGGGACCATGGGCGCGCGCTGCTGGCTGGACGGCGACCCGATCGACTACCGGCTGAGCTACCCGCACCCGCTGTCGTTCTCCACCGACCACGCCATCCCGGTGAAGGAACGCCCCGACCTGATGCTGGACCCCACCAACTTCCGACCAAGTCACGTTGACTGCAATGTTCGTCGGGGAACGGATGATCCTGCCCTTGACCTGGGTGAACCGTCAGAAATTTGGTGAGAGTAGTTTTGTAACTCTTATAGGGGTATGTTCCCGAACATGCCACCTAAAAAACGGCTCGGGACCTGTAGCCTCGACGGCTGTGATCGGCCCGCGAGCGCTCGTGAGATGTGCAAGATGCACTATGAGCATCAACGTCGGTACGGGTCTCCCTATCCGGCTCTCCCGAAGGACCAGCAGACGTGCTCAGTCGATGGCTGCGGGAAGCTAGCTCGGACCAAGGGTTCCGTCCTATGCGGGATGCACTACCACCGGAAGTACCGTCATGGCAGTGTCGAGAGGACAGCTTGGGGCTCGGGCATCGGTGCCCCGGTCGGGAAGTACCGTCGGGTTCATCGGCCTGCTCATCCGCTGGCAACAAAGAACGGCACCGTCCTAGAACACCGTGTGGTGCTCTATGACAAGATCGGCCCCGGGCCCCATCCGTGTTACCGCTGCGGTAAGACAATCGTTTGGATGGTGGTGGACCCGAGAAAAGCCGATCCTCGGCTAATCCAGGCAGACCACTTGGATGATGACCGCAGCAACAATGACCCGGACAATCTTGAGCCCTGCTGCAATTCGTGCAATACCGGCAAAGGTCAAGCACGCCGACACGAGGAGCTGAGAGCCAATGGCTGGTGGTCAAAGAACGATACAGTTCGGCGATGAACACCTTTGAGATCATCCTGGTGATCGAGGTGGGCCTGATCGCGCTGGCCCAGCTGCTGCCGTGGGCGCGCCGACCCTGACTCGGGCAAAAGAGAACCGGCCCGGGGTAATCCCCAGACCGCTGCTGCTGGTACGAAAGTCCGGTCCCGCGCTCATTTCCACGGCGCCCAGTGTCCGTACACCGCGAAATATGCCAGGTCGTATAGACCAGCCATGATCGGGAAATACAGCGCCACGAACATGGCGATCTGCTTCAGGTTCACGATTCCGATTTTCGCACGCGGGGTGGCTTACTTGTCCCAGTTCTCGACTGACCGCTTCCACTCCCATTTGGCGATCTCGGCCTTGCGCTCCTGCTCGGCCTCGTAGCGGGCCGCCTCGTCCTTCATCCGGGCCCACTCGTCCACGTCGAACCGGTCAGCCTGCGCCTGCTGCGCGTCCTTCCCGGCCTGGATCGCGGCCAGCTGCTCCGCCACCGTGGGGTTCAGCTTCGCGCCCCGGCGGGCGGCGTTGTAGTTGTCCCGCCCGAGGATGGCCGGGCCGCACTTGGTGCCCAAACCGATGTGCTTGGAGATCGGGTCCTCAAGCCCACGTGAGCAGTTCGCGCAGATCCCGGAGTTGACGCCGAACTCGGCGATCTGCTCCGGAGTCATCAGCATCTCGGCGGTCAGCTGGTAGACCATGCCCCTGCCGCCCGCGTAGTCCCAGCCGTGCGCCGTGACGACCTTGGCGAAGTAGCGGCCCGGGTTGCGCTGGCTCTCCATGACCCGGAACACCCGCCCGTCGGTGAAGCGGTAGAACCCCTCCACCCGGACGGGCTCGTCGTCCTTGGTGACGCTGGTGCTGACCTCGGTACGCGAGGTGTACGGCTTGGCGAGCAGCCAGTCGATCAGGTCCGACGCGGACCCCTTGGTGGCCGGGTTACCGTCCCGGGTCACGCCCGAGTTCACGGAGGCGAGCAGCGCGTCGCGGACGACCGGCTCGATCACCCGGCGGCCCAGCTCCTTGACGATCTTCGCGGCCTGGGTGTCGGTCATCGGCTGGCCCCTCCACGCGGCGTTGCGGTCGTGCAGGCCGTTGCGGCGCGGACGAACGGGGCCGCCCCACTGGAAGCTGTTTCCGTAGTAGCTCATGCGAATCTCCTTGATGCTGTGGCCTGGCCTTTTGCCGGGCTCCTCCTGAGCTTACTCTAGCGCGGTAGCAATTAGCACGTTCCCACAGTGGAACCCGGCTGTGCCCTTGATCACAGAGACCAGCCCCGGGAAGCGAGGGACAACCCGGGGCTGGCGGCTGGGGGAGACTAGCGCACGGAGGCCGCTGCCAGCTCCATCGCCTCGATGCCGGTCGCACCGAACTCGTTCGCCCGGGTCACGTCGGTGATGTCCTGGGCGAAGGACGTGACGGCCTGCAGGATGCCGCCCGCCGTGAGCTGACCGCCCTTGATGAAGTGGGCCAGGATGCCGTCCTTCTCGGTGTCGGAATAGCTCAGCTTCTTGGCGACGACCTCGATCGCCTTCTCCGGGCTGGTCAGCTCGGTGATGGCGGTTTGGGTGATCTCCGCGACCGCGCTGGTGAGGAAGTCCGTGGTCATGAACGACGCGATGGCGTCCTTGACCTGGTTCTTCGTCAGCTCGTTGGCGACCTCCTGGGTGCGCTGGCTCCACTGGATCGAGCCCTCGTCCATCCGGGCGCCCATGTGTACCTGGCGGTGCGCCGCCTTGTTGATCGTCATGCCGTTCGTGCAGGCCAGTACCGTGATCTCGGGGATGACCTTGAGCGAGGCCCAGCCGGTCTCCGAGTTCTCCACCCGGACGCCCGCGTAGACCACGTCGCCGACGCTGCGGGACGTGCGCCCGGTGCGCGGGTCACGGTAACCCTCCAACAGCTCCGGCGCGGAAACGAAGATCTCGGGCGCGGAGATGCGGAACCACATCCGGTCGTCGGTGATGTCGGCCCCGGCGAAGTTGGTCGCCTCAAGACCGGCCTCGCGCATCCCGTCGAGCACGGCGAGCACGGTGTCCAGGTTGTCCCGGATCCCGTAGCGGTCGCTCTTGACGGCCCGCACGATCCCGCTGGTGCCCGGGTAACGCTCGTCGGAGCCGTAGATCATGCGGATGAGGACGTTCTTGCCCTCGGGTGCGCGCGCCGCCCACTCGTTGATGTTGGTGTCGAGCAGGGCGACGTGCTCCGTGCGCATCTTGTCCATGTAGCGCAGCGGGATGCCGAACTGGTCGCCCAGCTGCGAGTCCGTGGTGCGGGTGGGCCGGTACAGGCCGTTCACGTCGGTGACGCCGGACTCGTCGATGACGGGGTCCAGCGCGCCGATCTCCATCTGCCCGCCGTTGTAGCGGATCGAGGAGAGCGGGGCCACAAGGTCGATCTTCTGCCGGTGCTGCGCTTCCAGCAGCGCGACCAGATCGGCGAGTTCCGCCTTGCGCAGGGTGCGCTCGGGAAGGGTGGGGAGGGATGTGTTCATCATGATTGCCTTTCGGATATGTGGGGTTGGGGGCCGATTGCCCCTGACCTCCGGGCCACGCCCCTGAAGCTAGTCCAGGGGTGTGACACGCGGGTCAGGCGATCGATTCTCGCCATGCCTGGACGGTGCCGCCGTGCGCGAGGTACTCCCGCCACTGCGCCAAGGCCCGATAGGCGTCCGGGGCCTGGTACATCCACCAGTGGCCCACCTCGGCCCCGTCCACCGTGAGCACGTAGCCGAGGGTGCCCCGGGTGAGCGCGGTGACCAGCTGGACCAGCGTGGTGCCGACCATTTCGCTGTGCAGGACATTCCCCTGGCCCCGGGACCGACCAAGGCCAACTCCGACTCCGACTCTCATCACACGACCTCGATCCAGATGTCGACGGGGTTGCTGCGTCCGTAGCCGGTGAAGCCGTCGCGGTCGCTGCGGACCGTCCCGCCGAGCACGAAGCCGGGCGTGCACGGGCACATCGTGCAGCCCGCTTTCTGGCTGAACTTGATGCTCTGGATCGAGTCGCCGCCCACCGTCACGCCGTCGTACTTGGACAGGTGGGTGAGCACCTTCGCGAGCCGCTTGGCGGCCTCGGCGGTGGTGGCGTTCTTCCACGCGCGCCACACCGACGAGCGCATCTTGTCTATCGGCTCCTCCGGCGCAAACGGGATCGAGATGCCCTGGTACGGCTCCTCGGCGGCGAACTCGGGGACCAGCGCGTCGATCGCGCCGTAGACGCGGGTGGTCTGGTAGAACTCGCGCCGGTCCTGCGCGCTGGCGTTCGAGAAGCGGCGCTCGGTCAGGGTGACGCGGTAGTCGCCCACGACGACGAGGGCCTTGACCATCCCGTTGCTGTTGCGGGCCCAATCGACGCGGTTCTCGTCGAGCTGGGCGGGGTTCGGTGAGTGGATCATGTGCGAATCTCCTTGGGTTCGTGACCTGGCCTCTTGCCGGGTCTATGGCCCACAGTAGTCTACCGCGCTAGCAATTGCCAGTTGCGCTGAGGAGATGCCGAAATGTTTGCTGTGCTCTCGGTCACAGCGGGAACGATGAACAGTCGGTGATAGGTCGGGCGTGTCGGGCCGTCGGGCCGATACCGTGAGCCGGTGATCGTCAAGCTGAGGAGATTCGTTCACCGGCACATCCGCGTCCACGTCTACCTGCTGGGCCGCTGGTTCCACTTCGGCCCGCGCTGGACGATCATGCAGCCCGGCGTCGAGCGCTGCTGCTAGTCAGGCCAGAGCCCCAACCGCCACACGTCGTCGTCGCGCCCGAACGTGGTGACCCCGAATCCGCGCCGAGCGTCGCTTAGGTCGCTCGGGATGGTCACGTCGGTCAGCTCCCACACCGCCGACCACGGCTCCTCACCCGCGTGGTCGTATCGGACGTGGAGCCCCGGCAGCACCATCTGCACGACCTCAGTGGCGTCATCGGGTGGGTAGTTGTTCGGGTCGAGCAGCCGCCACGGGATGTTCACGGTCCACTTGCCCACGTCGATATCGGCCAGCGGCAGCCCCGGGATGGTCATCACCGCGCATCCATCCGGCCGGAGGGTGCTCTGGCCCCAGACGGTCAGGCTGATCAGGTGACGGTCCAGGAACCAGAGCCGGGGCCGCCGTTCCGGGCTGCCCTCGAATAGATAGCCGACGAACTCCTCGCCGCTGTACCCGGCGTTCAATCGGGCCACTTGCCCTCGTACACGGTCGATTGGGTGAGCGGGAAGTACAGCCCGGAGAGCAGCCAGACGGCGCGCTTATGGTGCGGGTACTGGTGGATGATCTTGGTGCCGCGCGGCCACAGGAACCAGCCCTGGTAGTCCGTCAGATTGCGCCGGATCGCGTCGTAGCCCAGCTCGATCAGCTGGTGGTGAGTCGTGTCGTCCCACTCGCACATCGTGGACAGCCAGTCGTGCGCCTCCTTGACCGGCGGCAGCGCCACCTGGCACCACTTCGGCGGGTCGGACAGGAAACGGTCGGTGAAGTACAGGCGCGGGCAGTCCTGAAACGGGCCGCTCACGCCGGGCGGCTGGATGATCCCGAGGGTCATTGCAGCGCCCGGACCCTGCGTCGGCACATCACAGCTCCCTTACATCGGTACTGTCCATCGGTCATCCGGATCATCAGCGCGCTGGTCTCCTTGCGCTCGATCCCGCAGAATCGGCAACGCACGATCATCCCGGCCTACCAGCCCTCGTAGGAGACGAGCAGATCGGCGATGATCCGGCGGCGCGGCTCGTCCAGGCACGAGGCCAGCCCCGCCATCGGCGCGGCGCTGGCCAGCTTCCACATCCCGGCGGCGGCGTACGAGTTGTAGAAGCTGTACATCGCCACCAGGAACGCGGCCTCACCGGAGGAGAGCACGCCCAGGTTCGCCATGATGTCGTCGTAGCGCGGGGCCAGGTCGTACTTGGTTGGGGTCGGGATCGTCGGGACACCGCCGTCGCCGAACCATCGTGGCCCGGCCATCTGGACGCCGCGCAGCCAGGCGTCCAGAAACGCTTGCTCGGAGTAGTACTCGCTCACGGTCGGTCCCCGTCGTCGGTGGGCTCGGGCTGGATCACCGGCTCCGGGGAGCCGATCAGCGCGGCCAGGATGTTGAGCGCGACCCGCCACACGGTGGACCACTTCTCTCGCAGCCCCATCAGGTCTCCTTACTCGGTTCGGCGTAAACATCCCGGCACGCACGATATGCCTTGGCCTGAGGCACTTTCGGGACGTGGAACCACTGATCTCCGGTGTAGCCGTGCATGAGCCGGATGGGTATCCCGCAATGTCGGCAGACCGATTCCTGCACGGGTAATCGGGTCATCGGGTCAGCCAGTCGGTGACGATCTTGGCCTTGTTCCCTGAACGTCCTCCGTAGCGCGCGATGGGCTGGCCCGAGCGGGACAGGGCGATCCATTTCAGCGCGGGTCGTCCCTCACGGACGCCGAGCTGATAGCCGACGGTGACCTCCTCGTCGTCGCGCGCGAACCGGCTCGTGTACCGGCTCGCCTCCACGACCTGCCAGCCCTCGGCGGTGGCCAGCGCTTCCAGCCTCGTCTTCGTCGTCAAGGTCACGCGCGCACCACCGTTGCATGCTCAAAGCCCATCGTGTGGAGCATCCGCTCGCCCGCGTTCGCTAAGGCTCGGGCGAGATCGTTGGATGCGTCATCCCGGGGCCTCAACTGCTGTCGGGCCGACCATTCAGGCAAGCCCACACCGGTCACTTCCAGCTCAATCTTCACGATTCGCTCCTCGGGATGTGGTTGGGCAGCCGTCCCCAGAAGTCGTAATACGCGGCGGCGTCCTGAGCGTCGGCCATCTCGCCGTAGGTAGCCAGCGGCACCCAGCCCTGGCCGTCGCCCTTGGTGATCGTGAGAAGCTGACGACGCCCGTCTTCAAGGCCCTGGATCAGGAACGACCGCGCGAGGAACTTCGGGCTGCGGGCTAGCCAGTCACCCTGCGGGGCCGAGTCCCAGGTCAGCGCCTTCATGTCTCCACCAGCTCCCACTTGTCCCGATGGAAGGACTTCTCGACCTCCATGGCCTCCCACTTCTCAGCCTGGGCCTGGGCGGCGGCGAGGCTGTCCGGTCCCTCGAAGACCTGCGCGCCCACGTCCATCCACTCGAACGTCTCCTGCCACTCGACCTCCGGGTCGCGGTCGTCGTCGTCATGGACGATGTCGCCCTCGGCGTTGATCCAGCCGTCGTGCTGGTAGGTGGACATCTGCAGGTTGGTGAAGTGCTCGCCATCGCCCGGGTCCGTCCAGTCGTTGATGTAGTAGCCACGGGCACCTTCGGGGGATGTCGTCCAGATAGGACCACGGACCGGGATAGCCGCCCCGGGTATAGGCGATGTGGCTGACGCAGTCGGGGAAGGTGTCACTGGGAACGTCCTTGGCCGCCCATTCCAATGCGCTCATCGGGCGTCGCTCCGGGGGACGACGTGGCCGCAGACGGCGAGCACGGCGTATCGGCCCTTGATGCCATCGATGTTGCCGCCGTAGACCGACGTGACCCTACGGTCCTTGTGGCAGGTCGGGCAGGTCGCGACGAGCGCGAGCCCACGGGCCGGGTTGGGGCGCGAAAGACGCATTGGAATCTCCTTGAGTCGGGATCGGCCCTATGCCGATCTTGGCTCCAAGGTAGCACAGGATTCTACTGCGCTACCAATTAGCCCGGTTGACCGGGCTTGTGGCGCTGGTTACAGAGGTCAGGCGACCGTGATCGAGGTGGCGGTCGCGGACACCGTGACGGTCTTCTCCTTGCCCGGTGTCACGATGTCCACGCTCTTGAGCCACGCGCGGAGTTGCTGCAGCGTGCAGGGCACGGTCAGCGGGGTCGCTGTGGTGACCAGCTGCTCCTCGGGTGCTTCGGCTTGGGCCATCTCCGACTCCTCCTACACGACGCTCAGGGTTGTTGCGGTGCCGGTCACCTGAGCGCCTGCTCCTGCGCCGGATGCGCTGATGTGTGCGTCCTTCATCCAGTTATGAAGCTGCAGCAGGCTGCAGGGCAGTGTCAGCGCGGTGGGTGGGTGCTTGATCACACCCCGTTCTTCGGCTTCGGCCATGCCCCATATCATGCGGCCTCGGCGAGCCGAACGGGAGAGGCGCGCCGATTCAGTCGTCCAGCCAGCGGACCTTGGTCTTACCCTTGTGCCCGTGCACGTCGACCAGGTCCACAATGTTCTCGTAGATGACGGTGGAGCACTTCGAGCCCGTCCAGCGCAGCACCGCCGTGCCGTCGGTGAAGACCACACCCTCCGCGACGAGCCCGGTCCCGCTGGTGCCGCTCACGTCCTCGCGCCGGTCCAGCAGGAACCGGCGCATGGTACTGGTCGGCTGGGGAGTCTCCTTGCCGTTCCGGGTTCGGTGCGGGCCGTCGTGCCCGGCCTCCTGGCAGCACGTCGCCGCGTAGGGCCACTCGCCCGGGTTCCAGTTGAACCCGCAGATCGGGGTTGAGGTCATCAATCCGGCCACCTTCCCTGGTACATCTCATCGGGTGGCCGGGTGCGTTCGCCAGTTAATCGCCAAATACGGCCCGAGTCAACGTGTTTGATCAGGATTCCGGCCATGCAACCACCATCACACAACCGTTCTCGATCGCATGCCTCGGTGCAGATCTTGGTGGTGTGGTCGATGCGGTCCCAGTCCACCGCCCAACCCATCGGCGGCGGGCCGCAGCCCAGGAACACGCTGGCGTTGAACCACAGCTCGGCCTTGTGGATGTCCATCCGGCGGTCGGTCATTCACGGACCTCGGGGAACAGCAGCTTCCGGATGCTCAGCCGATCCAGGTTCGGGATCAGGTACCTGCCGCCCGCCTTCCCGATGTCGCGACGTGGGCGCGGCTCCAACTTCAGCACCTCGAAATACCCGTTGTACACGTCAAGCCGCTCCTCGTACTCCTCGCACCAGCCGAAGCTGCACGCCGTGGCGTTCAGGAACGTGTTGAGCGTCACCCAGTCCCGCTGCATCTGGTCCACCACAGCCAGCAGCTGCTCTCGGGTCGGCGTCGCCGGGTCCAGGTCCAGCTCAACCATCGTCTCCGGTGTGCGTATGGTCGTCATGCGTGGTTCCTTCCGGTTGGAACCCCGGCCCGGTGCCGGGAGCTTCGTGGTAGAGGCCCAACGGCCCCTGTCGGCAGATGCGGGCCGACTCCATCTTGGCGACCCGAAGCACCGCCTCCCAGTCCTCGATGGCGTCGTGGGGGACGTGGGGCGCGGCGAAGGTAACCGACCCGTCCGGGTGGACGAGTGCCGATGCGGTTCGGTAACTGATGTTGCGGCCCGGCTGGTACGTCGAATCCTCGGCGATCACGCCCGGCGTGTAGTTATGACAGTGCCCGCAGAATCCGTGCTCCACGTCCTTCGGGTGGAAGCTGGTGCGCCAGCACAAGGTGCAGGTGAAGCTGGGCGGGTAGCTCACAGCCGCCCCGATTCTTCCGGCCATGTGTCATGCCGTGAGCCAAACTGACAGATACAGCAGTCCGAGCCGGGATGAGCGTGGCGAGGATGCCAGCAGTGCTCATGGCCATGCTCGGGGCAGTCCGGATCAGACTTGAGCCACTGGTTGGGCTTACAGGTACAGCTCATAGCGGCGGCAAGTCCCGGATGAGCTGGGCCATCTTCTCGTCGGGCGGCCCGATCTCCACCGAGAACGCGGTAAACGGTCGGTTCGGCCTACCGTCCGGTCGGACCGGGTTGCGCGTGTCGACGGACCGCCACAGCTCCATCGCCTCGATCTTGGTGAACCGGGTCGCCTCGTCCACGTTCGGCGTGGTGACCAGATGGCACAGCATCGGCCGCCCAGTGCCGGGCTCCACGCCGGGATGGCTCGGGTCGTACGAGACCACGAACTGCCCGTCGAACGCGCTCCTGCCGCCGTTGATGAGGTTGACGACCTGGATCACACAGTCACGCTTGTCGAAGGGTGATTCGCCGAACGCGCCGTTCTCGGCCATGATCCGGCGGTATTCGAAGTCGGTCACTTCTCCACCTCCACGATCACGCCACCGTTCTGGTAGCCGCCGTCCTCGGGTTCGGAATCGTCGTTGGAGAAGGTGATGCGCACCTCGTCGGGATCGGTCAACTCATTGGTCTGGCCGTAGACCAGGGTGTCGGTGTGCCCGCTGGAATCCGCGAACGTGCTGCGGATCTGCTCGGCGATCTTCAGCAGGGTGGCTCGGTCGGTGTAGATCCCGATGTCCATTACTTGTTTCCTTTCCGTGGGTGATAGTCCGGGCTGTCCGGGCAGTACGGGTTCAGGGCGTTCACGGTCGCCGAGGTCATCGCGCAGTGCGCGTGCGGGTCGGGCGGCGGCGGCTCGTTCGCGATACTCATGGCGATGCCGATCCCGACGAAGACGGCCAGGGCGGCGGCGGGGATGCCCAGGATCAGGCCGATCAGCTTCGCCGGGCTCGACCCGATGGTCTCGAACTCGATCCACGACATATCGGGCTTCACGGGCGCCCCGACCGTCCGCTCGGGGAGCATCCAGGCGTCGCCGAACCACTCCACCTCGTCGCTGTGGTGCCAGCCCACGTGCCCGATCGTGCCCGAGCAGGGCTGCCCATCCGGGGAGAGCATGTCACACGGTCCTATCGGCGGCTGGGGCCGGGAGATCCACAGCCCACGCGCCGCGTAGGCGACCGCGCCCGAGCCCACCAGGCCGAGCAGAATCGCGAACGGGATCACATCGCCACCCGACCGTTGAACGGCACCGGGTGGTGGTCCCGGTACACGTAGTCGCCCTCGGCACCGACGTGCACCCAGTCGTCCTCGGCGCCCCAGGCGTCCGCCCCGGCCCGGAGTTCGAGCTGCCGATCGCACGCCCCGCACGGAGCCCAATCAAGCACCCTCATCACCCATTCCCCCCTCGACCCGTAACTCCGGCCCGCCCTTCACCGGCCTCCCCGACTGGATATAGCGCCCCGACATGCGCCGGGTGTAGGTCTCGATGGGACCGTTCGGGAACTCCCGCTGGACGTAGATCACGCCCCCCGACCCGACGCCCGCCACCGTGACCGGGTAGCCGCCGTTGCCGGTGATCACCGTGCCCGCGTCGCCCCGGGCCGGTATCACGTACGCGATCATCACGCCCACCCGTTCTCGCGAACGTAGCGGACCAGCGCGCCGCGCTCCCGCAGCCCGGCCCGGGCGACCAGGCTCGCGGCCCGGCGCAGCTCCTTCGCGGCGGTTCCCGCCCCGTTCGAGCCGTACAGCTGCCAGCCCTTCGCGGACGCGTGGATCCAGTACCGGCGGCGCTCGTAGATCTCGCACAGCAGCTCCGCGAACACCGCGTTGGGCTCGGTGTCGGCCGCGCCGAACTTGGCGAACTGCGCCTGGACGGCCCGGAAGTTCGCGACCGCCTTCTCGAAGCTGAGCGGAACGGCCCGGTTGACCAGCTGGTCGATCACGGCGGGCTCGGTGGACGGGAAGGTGACCGGCTCGGCTTCGAGCGCCGCGATGCGGGCCTCCATGACCTTCGCCTCGGCGAGGACTTCCGCGCCGCGCTTGCCGAAGTTCGGCGTCCAGGCGGGGGAGTCGTCCTCGTTCACGACGGAGGCGAACAGGTTGCCCTCCAGGCGGGCGAGCACCCAGTTGCCGGGCTGGGTGCGGCGGGCCACGTAGCGCTCGGTGCGCAGCCAGTCCTCGGCGGCCTCGATGGTCTGGAACGGGTGGCCCGAATCCGGGCCGGTGGTGGTGAACACGCGAACGGTCATGTGCGAATCTCCTGGGTCTGGCCTGGCCTTTTGCCGGGCTCATGGTGAGTCTAGCACGGTTTGTCTACCGCGCTAGCAATTACCGCTCACGTCCTCCGCCTGCTTCATCCGCTCAGCGTCGGCGCGCATAACATCCATGTCCACCGGCCGTTTCAGGTCCACGTCGTCCACCTGGACGATCTCACCCGCTGGGCAGGAGGTGTAGAACCGCTCGAACTCCTCGTCGCACCATGGCGGCACCCACGCCCCGGAACGGCAGATGGACACCGCGTCGAACCGCATCCGGGGATCGAACCGAGCCAAATCGTCCTTACGGGCGTCCAGCCCGACCCATTTCGGGATCTCGGTGGCGCGCATCTTCTTGCCGTAGCTGAACCAGCGCGGCCAGCGCCAGTGCAGCTTCGACCCGCGCAGGTGATGCGCGAACATCCAGTCCTCGCAGGTCACGTTGCCCTTCTTGGCGTATTCCTTCAGCTGCTCCTGCGTCGTGATCCGGTACAGGTCGTGGTGGGCGTCGAACAGCCACACGTGATCGAACGCTCGACCGCCATCGACCACCCCCGAGTACATGTTCGAGTCGGAGACCTCGCAGATCGCGTCGTCGGCGATGGTGAACCGGTCCCACCAGCCCTCCGGCACCTCCACACCCGGCAGCGGCATGTCGTGGCTCAGGAACGACGCCCCGCGCACCGGCCAGATGAGGTCGGTAAACATGCCGGTCTCGCTGTGGCCCCAGTCGAACAGCCAGAACCGCTTGTCCTCGTGATCGACGGCGTAGAGCGGGTTGTAAAAGAAGTAATCCCAGTCGATCACCAGCAGGTTGCCGCTCATCGTCGCTGCTCCCGATCGAAGTACCGGCGCGCGTCGCAATACTTACAGTTACTGGCCCACTGAGGGTGACGCTTCTCGTGCTTCGCTAGGCGCTCCCGAGCGCCAACCTCCTGCAGCGCGTCATGCACGGCGTCCGCAACCGCCGGATCAGCCAGGATGGCCGCCATGACAGCTTCGGGGTGGTCCACCATCCACCACACTTCGTCGGGATTAACGTTGCGCTTTTTGGCCTCGGCCCTGACAGCCGCTTCCAGCTGGGGATCGGTCATAAGTCACCCGCCTTGATGTAGTGCAGCTCGCCGTTCCGCATCCACCAGGCGCAGTCCACCCAGTGTTGGAGCCGAGCCCGCTCACCCATCGTGGTGACCCGTTCCTCGATACCGCCGCCGCTAAGCACTTTGACGTGCATCGCCCAGTAGTCGCCACGGCTTCGGCTAATCACCTGGAACCGGGTCACGTATTCCTTCCAGACCCGGTCGCCGCCGCCTGGTTCGGGCAGCTTGGTCCGTTTCTCCCAGATCTCACCGGGCTTGGGTAGTCCCGTTGGGGTTGGCATCAGTTCACGATCCCGGTCCAGTCGAGCATGTGCGGGTGCTGCCAGTTCTCGCCCCGGGACAGCGGTGCCTTGGCTCGGTGCTTGCTCATTGCGAATCTCCTTGGTGTGCTGGTCCCTGGCCTGGTGCCGGGGTACTGAGCACGACTCTACTCTACCGCGCTAACAATTAGCCAGTCCCGGCAACACTCCCCGCCCGCTAGCCGATCTCCTCCCCACAATCCCGGAAGCTCCCTGCCCTCGAAGGGCAGGGTCCTCCCGGCCAGGAGACCCCGGTAGGGCAACAATCCCCGCCTCCTGACGGCAGGTACTCCCGCCGTGGACAGGTACTCCCCCGACCCGGATTGATCGAACCCGCCGTCCTCCACACGCAGTGGCGCGAGGGGTGGGGCAGACGATCCCACCGGGACGGCGGGACTTACTGCCCTCGATGAGCGAGGTTCACGCCGTGTGGACAAGCCGATCGGCTGCGCCGCGCCGGTCCGCGACCCGCGACCCGCCCGACCCGCCGAAACGCCGTGGGGGTGGTCCGCCCGGATCGGGACCGCATCGGGACACTACCTGCGGTCGCTCCCCGTGCCCTTCCCAGCGGACCTGGGGAAGCTAGGTGCCGAGGCTGTCGTCGGACTGGCGTCGGTGGTCATTAGCCGTCGACCCGACCGCCCGATTCCGCGTGACGCGATCCGCGATCCGCTACACAGGTCACGGCTCGCCAGCGAGCCCGCGCGCCCGCACCACACGACGACGAAATGCGTACTGCCCGAACACCTCTGGTGCCGACCAATCCGATTGGGGCACACGGCATTTGGCGTCGGTCCGCAGCTCGGGCGGGAGCCGCCGACGCCGCACCGCCAAACCGCCGCCGCCCGCGTACATCCCAGCCGCGACCACCCCCGCATCGTCGGCCGCAAAGTCGACGCGGCCGACGGAGCATCGAGAGAGGACGTCTCGGTATCTCTCCCCTGAACTAGTTGCCGTTTCGTAAATCGGCTTAGCCGTGAATCCCCCGCTCCCCCAACACATTTCACGCACACGCCGATCACCAAATGCACGCGCCCCCAACGCATCTCCACTAGGCCCGGGTTTGCTGGGCGGTAACGGCAAATCCCCCATCACCGCAGCTCGGGTACACACGGCCCACCGGCGGGAGACACACCCCCAAACTTTGCTGCCATCGCTCGTTCTAGTGGGGTAGAGTTTGAAGCGCTGGGGCACGGCACAGGGCCACGCCCGGAAAGGTGAATCGATGACCACACCACTCCTGGCTGGGCAGCCACCTATCGACCGGACGGACCCGGTGCTGATGTTCACCTATGACCTGCTGGTGGGGTACGCGAAGCGGGGTAAGACGATCACTTACGGGAAGCTGTACGACACCCTGGGGGCCCGGTTCGGGTGGCGTGCGCGGACTAACGGGAACTGGTGGTACAAGCGGCTGCCGCTCGCGGAGCTGGGCCAGCTGAACGGGGAGAACGGGGAACCGGCGTTGGCTTCACTGGTGCGGCAGGACAAGCCGGGCCGCCCAATCGGGATGGGCTATAAGACGGCACACCTGAACTGTCACGGGATCACCTTGGTCGGGCATTCCGGGGGGTGCGCGTGCCTGACCTGTGAGGTGGTGATCAACGACGCCGCCCGGAAGGAGGCCCGGCTGTGCTTCGTCTTCCCGAGCTGGCCATGACCGGGATCATGCTGGTCAGCGCCGGGGCCGCATACCCATACCCGGTCAAGCCGGACGGGTCACCGGACAACGAGGCGCTCCGGCGCTGGGGCCGGGCCCACGGCTTCACGGTGCACGACTTCGGTCAGGTGCCCGGGGCCGTTCGGGACGCGTGGCGCAAGAAGTTCGCGCGGCAGATCTTAGACGCGCCCCTGATCAAGGCCATCGAGGTGACCGTGAGATGACGGTCCAGCGTGGTTACATCGGGAGCCGCTACCCGACCGGCCGGGTCTATGTCGGGGTGATCGAGGACGGCGCGGTCGCGTTCGCGCTCCCACACAACGAGCGCCATTCCCCGGACGGCTTCGAGTGGGGCTACGCGGGCTCCGGTCCCGCCGACCTGGCCCGGAGCATCCTGACCCACGCGCTCGGGCTGGAAGGCGACGCCGCCGAGAACATCCATCCCCGGCTCTATCAGCAGTTCAAGTTCGAGCGGATCACACCCCTGCCCCCGAACCAGAACTGGGAGATGTCCCGGGACGAGGTGCTGGGCTGGGTCGCCGCGCACCGTGACCTGATGGAGGAGCCGTGATCGGCGCGCTTAACCGGCTCTGGCACCAGTACGTCAAGAGCCACTACATTGTCTTCCACCCGGCGATCAGGCCCGACCGGGTAATCCGGGACGGGGCGGGCAAGCCGCTGATCAATGTGTTCGAGCAGAACACATTCCAGCGTCCCGGCGCATACCACGAGTGCAACTGCGGGAAGACGTGGGCCAGCCGTCGATGAGCGCGCCGTGGCGGGTCACGTTCACTATCAACGTCTCGGGACAGATCGAGATTCATCCCCCGAGCCCCGGTGGCGACACAATCCGTGGCGTCATCACCTTCACAACCGAAAGAGAGGCCCATATGGGCGAGATCACCGTTGACGCGGCGGAAGCCCACCTGTCCGCGACCGTCACGTTTCAGGACGCCGAGGGGAACCCGACCACCCCGGACGAGACCCCGGTCTGGGAGGTCGGCGACGGATCGGTGCTCACCTGCACCCCCACCGACGACGGGATGGGCGCCACCTTCGTCGTCGGAGCGCCCGGCGTCAGCAGCGTCAGCGTCTCCACGGTCGAGACGCACGGCGGGGAGGGCGCTCCCACCCCGATCCTGCTGACCGGCCTGGTCACGGTGACCGCCGGGGACACGGTGACCGGCTCCGTCGACTTCAGCACGGCCTACATCGCTCCCGTCGAATGACCGACCCCGCCCCCGACTTCGAGCCGCGCCAGATCCTGATCGTCCACGAGTCGCTGTGGCGGGCGATGCTGACATGGGCGGCGGATCACCGGTTCCACCTGCACCGACTCCCGGACGGGGCCAACGAGGAGGGCGTGCCGTTCTTCCGTGAGGACAAACCGGAGACCGAGTGCCCGCAGTGCGGCCACACCCCGACCTACGCGTTCATGCCCAAGGAGATCGGCGAATGAAGATCACCCATTACTCGTTCCCAGTGGGCGAAAGCCATAGCGGAACGCTGAAGTTCGACTGCCCCTACAGCCTCTCGCTGCGCTGGCGGTGGGGCGACCGTCATCATGCGCTCGACGCGGTGCTGTACGGGGAGTTGGAGGTAACCGGCGATCCGATTGCCGGGAAAGGAGAACCAAGAACAACATGACCGAGGAACCCACCAAAACCGCTGGTAAAACGGCTAAAACCGCCGCGCCCGAGACCAAGGATCGGCGCCGGGTCTGGTGCTGTTACGACAAACCGCTCGGGGAGAACTTCATCCTGTTCGGGTCCGAGCTGACCGCGATGCGCTACGCGGTCGAGCACACGATGTTCTGCAGGCCGGTCGACTTCGGTGTAGCGATTCAAGAGCAGCTGAAGTGAGGTTCTGGCGGCGTCGGCCCGATACCTGGACCCACTGCCGGAGGGGACATGAGCCTGCTCGATGATGCCCGAAAGCAGATCACCCGAGAGGTCTCGGACCTGCACGGCGACGACGACTTCATGCCGTTCATGCTGTTCGATGGCCCCAAGGCGAGGGTCTACATGGCCCTGGACATGCCGGAGTTCGGCAAGCCGCGCGACGCCATCGCGGAGGTGATGATGGCGTCGTTGGCCATGCATCGCGCCACCGAGGCGGTGTTCGGCACCATGGCCTGGACGCTGCTCGGGATAACGCCCGAGGAGCGCGCCGAGTGGGGCAACCGCAACTTCGAGGAGCACCCTGCGCGCGCCGAGACCGTCTTCGTGATCCACGCCGGGGCCGACGGTGGTCAACAGTTTCACAGCGCACCCGTCATCCGGGAGAACGGTGCCGTCACGCTGGGCGAGTGGGTGACCGGCGAAAACGAGCGGATGAGCGGTCGCTTCGCGCACGCGATGTACTCGGGTATGGCGCTGGGCCATACCCTGCCGCCGGAGATGGTGGAGATGATCGACGCCGCCATCGAGGCCGGTGAGGAGCGTGAGGTGATGGAGCCGATGATTCGGGCGTTCCGGCGGGTGCGAGCCGGGGACATCACGCCGGAGGAAATGGCCGAGGCCAGACGGCTGGCCGGACAATTGAGGCCGAGATGACCGAGCGATCCGCCGCCGAGAAGGACCGGCTGATTCTGGAACTGCGCCGGAAGGGTTACACGTACGCGCAGATCGGGAAGGCGCTGGGGATGAGTAAGACCGGCGTCCGGTACGCGCTGGTGCGGATGCAGCAGGGACGGCCCGGGAGGGCGACCCGATGAAGCCCTCGCCGGAGCAGACCAAGCCGGTCGGGGTGCGCCTGCACCGCGCCGACGGGACCGTGCTCGATGTCGAGCTGGTCGATGAGGGCGTGGACGACGAGGGGATGCGCAACTGGGTCATCGCCAACGCGGTCTATCGGCCCGGGGATCACATCACCATCGCGGTGCTGCCCGCCATGACCGGGATCACCTTTCAGGCCCGGCCGGGCCTGAAAGCGACACCAGACCGAGCGCGATGAGTGAGACCTTCTCGCCGTGCATCTTCTGCAGCCGCACGGATATGGCCCCGGATGAGGACTGTCCGTGGGGTTGCGCGGTTCGTCACGGCCCGCCGCCGACGGTGACGGGAGAGACCACGGAGGAGTGGGCGGAGCGGATCACCAAGACCAAGACGTGCCATTGCGTCCAGCACGCCCGCGAGCACCTGAGCAACGCGCAGAACCTGATGGAGAACTATGGCGACACGATGGGCGGCCACGCGTTCTTCACGCTGGGCTGCGCGCTGAACTCGCTGATCAATCACGTGGACGGCAACCATGATCCGGACTGAGGGGGACGGAAACCATGAACACGCCGATGAGCATCACGATCACGCACGACGAGGAGAACGAGACTGTGACCATCCTGGTGGCCAACCGGTTCGGGAGCAAACAGATCGAGGTATCGGAGCACGGCCCGATCTACGAGTTGTTACAGGCGTTCTTGGAGAGCATCTATGAGCACGAGGCCGAGCCAACAAGCGGGATCGAGGGGATCACCGCGCACCGGCTGATGTCCCGGCACTCGGTGATCGAGGAGATGGGCCGAGAGGAGGGCAGGGGATGACCAAGCTGGTGCTCTGCCCGCACTTCACGGCGCACGTCAAGGACACGAAGGCGACGGAGCGAGTGATCGTGGTGTGCGCCGTGTGCGGGCCGAAGTCGTGGATCGCTCATCCTGGCGAGGGTGACGACCCGTTTCGCGGCGCGGACTTCCTTGAGTACGCCGAGCGTGTGCGCACGGAGCTGATCCCGATGGTCGACGACAGCGCGGTCACGGTCTCGCTGGTCCCGAGGGACAACAAGCCCGACGTGAAATTCGCGACCGAGCTGGGCTTCATGATCATGCTGGATAAGCCGATTATCGCGGTGGTGGACGCCGGTCAGAAGCCTCCGGCGAAGCTGATCGGGGTGGCCGACGAGATCGTGGAGGGCCGGATCGACGACCCCGACTTCCAGGATCGGTTCAAGGCCGCGATGGACAGGGTCACCCAACGAGTGAAGGAGAACCGAAATGACGAAGAAACGACCGGGTGACGAGCTGGAACGGAACGATCTACGGGTGGCCGAGGGCCAGAAGCGGCTCCGCGATTTGCCCGAGGACATGGCCCGGACCCGGCGGCAGGAGGAGGCCCGCCGATTGTCGGGGCGGCGACCCACCGAGCCGCCGGTCGAGATGCGGCCCGACCGAGACCCCGACCGGGAGATCCGATGAATCTGGATCAAGTCCAGAAATGAAGCTGACCCTCGCGATGGAGATCGGGAACCGGGTCGTGGTGGAGCAGCTGATGACCGCCGAAGACTTCCGGGGCGACTTCCGGACGGCCATCGGGGCGATCTCGGCGCGGATCGAGCTGAGCACCTACGGCCCGCCGACCGACCCGGAAGCCGCCACGTTCGACACGATGCTGGAACCGAAGCCGCAGCTATGAGCGTCCAGATGACCGAGGTGTTCTGCGACGAGGACGGGTGCGGCGTTTCGCTGGGCTTCCAGTCCGCCGACGTTCCCATCCAACGGGAGATGTGGCGCCACAACGGGTGCCCGGTGCGGATCGCCCGTGATTTGGGGCTCAGCCGGGAGGGATTCGAGCGGGCGTGGGGCATCACCACGGCGGCCATCGCCGGGGCGTATCCCGAGTTCCCGCACAACAAACTGGACGACGGTGACGGCGACGCCGGGTACCGGCTGTTCCGGGCCAGGATCGCGGCGCGCTGCGCCCTGGAATCGCTCTCCATGGTCGGCTTCCGGATATCGGAGGAGAGGACGAATGACATCGGAGAGGGGGACGGACCCGATGGCTCAGATGGGCGATAGTAACCCGCCCTACCACCTGATCAACTCGCAGACGGGTAAGCATCTCGGCCCGTTCAGCACGTACATGGACGCGTTGCTCGCCCGCACCATCGGCGAGGGCGGTTGGGGTGGCATCGCGCCGATTCTCAACAAAACCGAGTTCACGGGCTGGCTTCGCACGTGACGCGCAACTGCAAGCACGGGTTCAACCCGGTCGACGGGCCAGGGCTGTGGTGCCCCGCGTGCGAGCGCGAGGAAACGGAACGCTCGGCGCGGCCCGGCCCGTGGCAGCGGTTCCTACGGTTCTTCGGGTGGTGGCCATGATGAGCGACGAGTGAAGGAGGGACCGCGATGACCGACGACAAGGTTTCGATCGTCACGCCGCAGGAGTACATCGCCGGGGCCGCGGGACGGCGGCGCTGGCCCGACGAACAGATGGCCGACGGCCTGCGCGACATGCGCATCGCCGTGGAGAACCTGCGCAAGATGTATCTCGGGATGCTGATCGCGCAGACCGGCATCTTCATCACTCTGGTCGGCATCATCATCGTGCTGTGGGCGCGATGACGTGGACCCCGGCGGGACGGGGTGGCACGGACATGACCTGCCCGAACTGCGGGGCCGAGATGATCCGTGAGGGCACCGGGATCGGCTGTCACTCCTGCGGGATGTACATGGGGCCGGGTATCTCCATCGTCACCCCGCAGGAGTACATCGAGCGCGCGCCACTGAGGCACACGTCCAACCCGGTCTTCGGCCCGGCGTGCGAGGCGCACTACAGCGGCGCGCTCCCCGCCCTGCGCGGCTCGTCCTGCGCACTGCCCGCCGGTCACAGCGGCGATCACCAGTCCCGATCGGGCCGTCCGTTCGCCGACGAGGACGCCACGCCGTTCCGGAACATGCCACGCATCCACGAGGGCTCCCGGGTGGGGTTCCAGACCAAGGACGGGGAGATCATCGTCGGCACGGTGACCAAGTACGACCAGAACAAGGAGACCGGCGAGATCACCATGACAGTGACCCAATTCGGTCCGTCAAATGCGTTGGGCTACATATGATTTGGGCCGCACGGTCGCAGGACAACCGGTACCAGTACGAGCTGACGTACCAGTGGGCTCCCGGCGCGGTGTGCGGCTGGATCCTGCTGAACCCGTCGCGGGAGGAGATCGCGGCCGATCACGACCCGGAGCACGTGCGGATCGGCGCGACCGGGCAACGCTGCGTGAACTACGCGCTGGCCTGGGGTTACGCCGGGATCGTCATCCGGAACCGGTTCGCGTACCGCGCGACCGACCCGGGCGACCTGATGCGGGTGGACGACCCGTACGGCCCGGAGAACCTGAGCTACTTGTCCCGGGCCAAGGACGACCCGATCACCGTGGCGGCCTGGGGCCGCTCCCGGGCGGTCGAGGCGGCCCCACCACTGCCGGGGGTGTTCCCGCTGATGTGCATCGGCACCAACCACGACGGCTCACCCCGGCACGTCCTGCACGCGCCCGCCACCGCACACCCGAGGCCGTGGCCGTCGTGAGCGAGAACGAGTTCACCTGCGCGGCCTGCGGCGGGACGTTCGAGCGCGAGCCCGGGTGGAGCCAGGAGCACATCGAGGACGAGTACCGAAAGACGTTCGGGAAGGACCCCGACGACGTGGACGTGGTCTGCGACGACTGCTACCAGAAGATCGTGAGCTGGGCTCGGCGCAAGGGGCTGGTGCCGTGACCGGCCATCACAAGCCCGAGGGGCCAGCTGACCCGCGCTGGCGGCGGGGCTCCGTGCTGGCGATGACCAGCAACGGCTGGGTCGAGTGGTGCGGGCCGATGCGCTGGCGGGTGCGCTACGACCTCACCCTGCCGTATCCGTTCGCGCTGCTGCGCGCGGCGACTCCCCGGCAACGGGTCGGGGAGTAATCACCAACGAAAGGAATCGGTTATGCCCGGATGGTTCATCGCGTCCCTCGTGTTCTTCGTCTTCGCGCTCATCGCGGCGGCGGTCACGGTGTTCGCGTCGGCCGACGCGAGAGGCATCGGCGTGATCGTCACCGGAGTACTGGCTTTCGTCAGCCTGGTGTTCGTGATCATCTCCTGCTACGACCGGGTGGACACCCGCAACGTCGGGATCATCACGGAGTTCGGCAGGCCGGTGGGCATCCACGGCCCCGGCATCGCGTGGCACAACCCGTGGCGCAAGCTCTCCGAGCTGCCCGAGACCATCCAGCTGCAGGCGTTTGAGTCGAACTCCTACGACGACGCCGCCAAGGGCCAGGGCAGTGATAACAACGCGGCGGCGATCAGCGTGCGGCTGGCGAACAACTCCAACGCCTATGTCGCGGAGAACCTGAACTGGCGGCTGCGCGAGGGCGCCGCCCCGAAGCTGTTCCAGGACTACGGCGGTCAGAACGTGTTCGAGACCATCAAGCAGCAGCTGGTGGACCGGCAGGCCCAGGTGGCGCTGGCCAAGACCTTCGCCACGTTCAACCCGCAGATCATGCTCGCGGCCCAGGCCAACACGCCCGGCGCGCCGCCGCAGGCGATGGCCCCGACGCAGGGCGCCGACCTGCCGACGCTGGCGGGCCAGGTGAAGAAGGATCTCCAAGATGCGGTGGGCACCGAGATCGAGATCCTGGACGTGCGGATTCCCCGGATCTTCTACGACCAGCCGACCCAGCAGCGTATTGACGCCTACAACCAGAAGGTGCAGGAGACGCTGAACGCCGCCCAGGATGTTAAGACGGCCGAGCAGTACCGCCTTGCCGCTGAACAGCGTGCCATGCAGCCACCACCGGACCTGCGGATCGCGGTGTCGAACTGCGTCAACGACTCGGTGAAGGCAGGTCGCGACCCGGCCGGGTGCTGGGGGCAGATCGGCGGCACCCCGCTCATCCAGATCCCGAGGTGAATCATGGGCCTGGATATGAGCCATGACGCATGGCACGGCGCCTACTCGGCGTTCACCCGGTTCCGCACCACCCTGGCCGAGGTAGCCGGGCTGCCGCTGGTCGATGACCCCGATATGCCGGGAGTCAAATCGGTCGATGTGGACTGGAACGCGGTCAGCAGCGCCAACATCGAGGGCGAGTGGGGTGAGAAGCTGCCCACGCTGCGCGACGGCACCTTCGATCCGCTGCTGCTGCTGCTGGTGCATTCCGACGGTGACGGGGTGCTGCACCCCTATCACGCGAAGCTGATCGCCGACCGGGTCGAGGAGCTGATCCCACTGCTGCCGCTCGACGGCGGCGGGCACATCGGCGTCTACGCCGACAAGGCCCGCAAGCTGGTGGACGGGTTCCGGGCGGCCCACGCCGCCAATGAACCGATCGAGTTCTACTGATGCCCGCCGTCATCATCCTGTGCGGGCTTGTGGCGCTGGTGGTGTTCGGACTGCTCACCTGGCGCTGGTTGGAGGTCATGGAACGGGTGAAGGTCGCGCGCGCCCGGTTCGGTGGGACCGAGCTGGCCAAAACGGTCGAGGAGCTGGAGGGCCGGGTCGAGAAGATCGAGCGGTACGTGAGCGGCGAGGACGTGTACGGGAAGTGATGGAGGAGTGGCTGCCGACACGTGAGGCGATGGTCTACGTCGGGGTGAGGCGGCCGGAGAGCCTGCCTATGTGGACGGATCGTCCACCGGCGAACCCGCGTCGGCTGCCGGACGCCCGGAGGAAGTACACGCCCGTGCGAATCGAGCGCCGCAGTGGTCGCAAGTTCTACTACCGCCCGGACCTGGACGCCTACCTCGCGTTCCAGGCCCGGCTGTCGGAACGCATGGTCGTCCTGCGGTTGCACAAGCCGATCAGGATATGCGCGGAGTGCGAGAGGCCGTGGCCGTGCGAGGACTACAGGAATACAGGAAGGCGCGGCGGTGAACACCAAGCCCGAGAACGACTGCAAGCTCTTCGACGCACCCCATCTGGAACCGGTCACCAACGATACCGGGATGGGCTTCGGTGGGTGAACTGATCACGACCTGGCATTGCCCCGGACCGGACGGCTGGCCGAACGGCTTCATCACCGTCGACCGGGCCGACCCGCTCATCGACATCGCGGACGAAGTGCTGTGCGAGATGACCAGGAAGAACACCATCATGCCGACCGTGGTGGTCGGGATGAAGCTGCTCGGGGACCGGGGACCGGGCGCACGGAAGGACGGCAGCGGGGAGTGGTTCCCGTTGGTCGGGAACCATGGCGAGCATTTGTGCCATCCGGCGCTGAGGTACCGCGAGCCGCCGTTCTGCTTCACCGACTCGATGCTGCGGGTCGAGCCGGTGGGACGAGACCCGATCCTGTACCGGATCCGTGAGTTCGACTTCGAGAAGAACACCTGGGAAGCGGCCTGGCCCGACTGAGAGGAGCCCGAGTGAAGCGGATGACCTTCGGTGAGTTCATCGCGATGATGGCCGACCGGCAGGCCCGGCGGGACGTGGTGACTCTCCCCTCCGACGAGATCGAACTGCTCACGGAGGTCTGTGTGCATCCGTTCAACACGCTGGGGCTGATGTGGCGTGCCCGGTCTGCGGATAGCTCGATCACGGTCATCGTCGACTACCGCTGCCCGAGCTGCCACGAGATGGTCGGCTCGGCGCGCCGACGGATTCGGACCAACCGAGCAGAAGGTAATCGAGCGAATTGACGCGCTGGTCAACTGGCAGCTCACCGACTCCCCGGCGGCACTCACCGAGCACGAGCATCATCATTCGCGCTGGGAAGTCCTCGACTGGGGCGGAAACCTGATCGGCCTGCTACAGGGGAGCCGCTATGCGCAGCTATGACGAGATCTACACCACCGCCCGAGACGAGCGTCCTTTTAGTAACGGGACCGAAGGGTACGGCTGGATGGAGAACTGGTGCTGGGCGCCGTGCCAAAATCCCGCCGAGACGGCATGGCAGCGCTACGAGGAGGGCAAACGCAAGACCCCGCCCAAGGACTTCCCCGGCGGCTGCCCGCTGATCCTGTGCGCGCTGAACGGACGAACCCCGACCGAGTGGATCGACACCTGGGACGGTGAAGGCCCCTACCCGCTGGGCGACCGGTTCCACTGCATCGAGTTCCGAGGCCCCGACGGCGGCGGTGGCGATGACCCGTTCGATGGGCCCCCGGCTTCACCGCCCCGTGCCAAGCGGGAGCCCAAAAACATGGACGGGCTGTTCGAGAGGCCCGAGCGCCGCCGCCGGATGCTGAAACAACGAGAGGAGACCGATGTCCCTGTTCACGCCGTATGAAGAGCGTCCACCGTTCTGCCAGGCGGTCCCGGTCTGGTTCGACACGATGGAGCAGATCGCGGAGTACTTCAGCAATGGCAAGTATGAGAGCACCCTGCGCCGTGGCCCGTGGGGGATGAGATTGCACATCACCCACGAGGACACCGAGCACTACCCGGGCGGCTGCGACCTGACCATCGAGCTGCCGTTCTCCGCTGAGTACGCGGGGAGTGAGCACCGCCGCCAGATGCTGGTCTACGGCCACCCGCCCACGCTGGACGACTACGAGGAGTTCCACAAGCGCTGGCGGGAGACGAAGGAGCCGGTGCCGTGAGCGAGCCGAATTTCGCCCGGACCGACATCCCCGCTACCGAGTTCGCCCGGCTGGTGCTCTCGATGCCCGAGCCCGTCGCGCTCGGCTTCCTGCGCCAGTACCACAACCGGACCTGCAAGTGCGGCATGGATGGCGGGCCGGATGGCCCGGTCGAGGGGCCGAAGCTCACCCTGATCTCGATGCGGATGCACTGGAAGGGTCGGCTGTGAGCTACTACGACTACGACGACCCGCCGTGGAGCATTCACCGGCTGATACGGCCCGGGCCGGGGCTGATCGAGGGCGGCGTGAAGGGCGAGGAGGTCGGCGATCCGCTGCCCGTCAGCTGGATGAAGTTCCGGCCGCTGTGCGCCGAGTCCGATCCCGAGACGTTCTTCCCCAGCAAAGGCGACAACCCGGGTGCCGAGCTGGCCCGCCGGATCTGCCGCCGGTGCCCGATGACCGCCGACTGCCTGGACCACAACCTGGATGAGCGGTACGGGATCTGGGGCGGCACCAGCGAGAAGGAGCGCCGCGTGATCCGGGCCCGGCTGAACCGTCAGCGACGACCACGGAATCGGGTCATGGCATGAGCCCCATGGATCACCGAGATGGCTGATCAGACCCTGGCCTGGCAGAGACGAACTCGGCACGTCTTCGCGCTGCTGCGGGAGGCCCGGATCACCGACCGTCAGCAGCGGCTGAATCTGTTTCGGTGGATCTTGCACGACCCGAGCGTGATGAGCACGAACGACCTGAACGAGACCGAGCTGGACGTGATCGCGACCACGCTCAAGACGTGGCAGCGCCAGGGCGAGCTGGAAGCACAGGCCCGTGAGCACACCGGGAACTTCGAGTGATCGGGTACGTGGAGACGGTCGAGGACTTGCCAAAGGACGCCGAGGTGCTTGATTACTGCTGGGTGAACCAACCGGGTCGAACCTACCGATACGACCTCGGCGGGTGGGTGCCGGTCAGTCATGAACCGGAGGGCGGCGAGATCCTGTGCTGGTGATCGACCCGGGCTGGCTCGTCATCGCCATGCTGCTGATCAGCGGTGGCCTGACCGGCTGGATGGTGACCGGCTGGCTCATGTACAGGTTCGTCCCCCAGCCGTGTGTGCACCGAATGGAGCCGTTTGATGGCGTCTATCGAGGAGGCCCTACACCGGCCGGAGATCCACCGATTCCACCGCTATTCCTGAAGGAAACGGTCGGAAATGTCTCTATCACGCCAGGATCGGCTCAATTATTCGGCCCGAACGAGGTCCGGGCGCTGGCCATGAGGACGCGCCTTGATCAGCTCAAAAGGGACGAGATCCGCGTCCAGACCTGGGCCGGGGAGGTGATCGCAGTGCTGCACGACAACTACCGGGGCATCGCCAACATCAACGGGCAGGCGGTGCTGGTGGATACCGACACCGGGACCGCCGTCGATGTCACCGGCCGCCAGATGGGCCGGGTGGTCGCCGCCAGGCGGGGAGGCGAGTCGGTGGTGATCCAGACCGACAGGCCGATCATCGAGAGCCAGTGCAAGGCACTGGAACGGGCATGGCGGGAGGCGTCGGATGCATGAGGGCGCGTTCAAGTTCATCGAATCCACCGTGGCCCAGCTCGATCCACGGCACTCGGTGATCGAGCTGGGTAGCCGAACCGTGGCCGGTGACTGGCCGTATTCCGGTCCGGTGCGCCCGCTGTTCGGCGACGTGGATAGCTATGTCGGGGTGGACATCGCGCCCGGTCCCAACGTCGATGTCGTCGCCGACGCGGCCATTTGGCCGTTCTACGTCTTCACGGACGTCGATACCGTGGTGTGCTGCGAAACCCTGGAGCACACCCCCGTCGCCGAGGCGATCTGCGCCAACGCGCACCGGCTGCTGAAAGTCGGTGGGGTGTTCCTGCTGACCGCCGCCGGGGAGGGCCGGGCGCCACATAGCGCTGTCGACGGCGGTCCGCTGCGCGCCGTCGACAGCGACGGGATGCTGGAGTTCTACCGCAATGTCAGCCGGGACGACCTGCGGCGCTGGCTGCGCGACTTCGGGGTGGTGCTGATCGACACCGACACCCCGGGCGACATTTACGGGCTGGCGGTCAAGTGCTGACCGCCGTGATGGTGCCCTTCGGCAATGAGGACGCCGCGCTGACCCGGCTGCACCGGGACCTGATGCCCGCGCTTCGGCTGATCGACGGCGCGGAACTGATCGTCATCGACAACAGCCCCGACCGGCTGGAGCGGCTCGCCACCGCAGTCGCCGGTAACGGCCTGCCGTACCGGTACGTGTGGACGCCGGGCAACCTGATGTACGGGCCGGGTATCAATTTCGCCGTGAGCCTGGCCCGGCATCGCTACCTGGTGTACGTGTGCGCTAACCACGGGGAAGCATTCGACCCGACCTGGATCGGGGACTTACTGGCCCCGTTCACCGACGATCAGGTGGCGATGACCGGCTGCCTGCAGGACAGCGGCCCGCCGGAGTCGTACGGCTTCCCCGCCGACCTGTTCAACCGTCATATTCAGGGCGGGGTGTTCGCGGCCCGGACCGACGCCCTCGCCACCCGACCCTACAGCCACGGCGACTACCAGCACTGGGGTGCGGATGTGCATGTGTGCTTCCGGCTGGTGGAGGCCGGATGGCGACTAGTGGATGTGCCCACGATCCGGTCGGTGTGGCGGGCCGAGCCCGGAGCCGGGCCCTGGAAGTATCTGCACTGTGGTGGTGTCGGTCTCTGAGGGCTCGGTGGCTGCCGTGGTGCCGATCCTGGATGAGCTGGTCGGCCCGGTGTTCACGCTCGACTGCCTGAAACCTGGGGAACGCTTCACCGGGCGGACCGCGCGCGCTCGGGTGGAGACGCTATGCCGACCCGGGGGTGTCGTCGCGTTCGCGACGGTGGGCGATCACCGGCCGAGCTGGTGGGCACGCATCTTCGCCACCTTCGGGTACCAGCCGTACGACCTGATCCGGGACCGGATCTGGTGGGACCAGCGCATCGACTGGCCCATCCGGCAGAACCTCATCCTGTTCGCCACCGACGAGGAGGCGCGCAAGCGCGGCTGGTCCACCCCGAAGCGGTCCCTGAACCTGGCCCAGCCCGCGCTGCTGATGCCGGAGCTGAGACCTCGCCTGGCCGCCACGGTGTGCATTCCGTGGCGGCCCACGCCGTCGAGACAGGCCGCGTTCGATCGGGTGCAGCGGTTCTGGGCCATGTTCGGCTGGCCGATGGTCACCGCCGACTCCGAAACCCCGATCTTCTCGCTCAGCCAGGCCCGGAACAACGCCGTCCGAAAAGCGACAACCAGCGTTGTCATCATCGCCGACGCGGACACCCTGATCGACCCGCTGAACGTGCTCCGGTCGGTGGCCGATCCCGGGGGTGTCTGGTGGCCGTTCAACCAGTACCGCATCCTGAGCACGGACTACCTGAACACTCCGATGGCCGCGCTGGTGAACGCCCCGTACATGACCGCCTGGGACGGGGCGGGCGTGCTCGGGGTCGGTGGTTGCCTGATCACCACCCAGGAGGAGTACTGGCGGCTCGGGGGCCAGCCGCCGGAGTTCATCGGGTGGGGCTGGGAGGACACCGCGTTCACCATGATCGTCTCCACACTGTCCCGGGCTCGTCGGCTCACGGGACACGCGTACGCCTTCGAGCACAACCAGAACGCTCAGGTCTATCACGGAGCCATCGCGGACTCCGAGGGCTGGTCCCGGGACCGGAGCCGGAACGCGGGGCTCATCGACATCTACCGCGTCGCCCAGGGCCGACCCTGGCTGATGCGCGAGATCATCCGGCAGCGGGACACGCCGCAGAGCTAGCCCCGATCCGGGCCGGTAGGGGCGCCATACTCAGTCGGTGCCCCGCAGGACGGTACCCCGAACCAGGGCCGAAGCCCGGACGACCGACGGTGGCCTGGACCGGCGCAAGATCCGGCTGACCCAGGAGCAGCGCGCGGAGCGTAACGCGCTGATCATGCAGTACTACCTGGCGGCCAGGCCGGAGAACTGGATCGCGAAGCACCCGAGAGTGCAGCTGAGCCAGCAGCGGGTGCACCAGATCATCGCGGAGCAGCTGAAGTCGGCGGCATCCCGACAGGGCCTGCTCTCCGAGCACGCGATGACGGTCTACGTCGAGCGGCTGGAGTTCCTGTACGGGCGGGCGGCGCCGAAGGCTGCGGAGGGCGACCTGAAGGCCATCGAGATCGGCCGTCGGCTACTAGAGCAGTTCGCGCGTCTCTACGACCTGAACGAGGAGCGTACCCCGGCGCTGATGCCGCCGATGTCCGACGACGAGCTGGACATGCTGGACGAGGACAGCCCCTCCTACCAGTCGCTGGACGACCTCACCAAGTACCGGCTCCGGGCACACCGGAAGGAGGCCAGCCGATGAACTACCTGGTCGACGGGTTCGCAGTCGCCCTATTCTGTTGGGGCGCAATACTTTTGAGGCTTGAGCGATGAAGCGGCTGGTGGCCGACGCGCTGGACGCCTTGCTGTGGCTGGCGCTGGCCCCGATCATCAAGGCCATGCGTGAGGCGCTGAGAGAGGAGCTATCCGCCGGGGAGCTGGTGGTCGACGCCCGCGAGGTCGAGATGCCGGTGCACGTCCTGGAACCGACCCTGGCGGCGATGGAGGAGCAGTTCGAGGTGTGGGAGCCCGAGCACGAATGGCGGGCCCGGTGGGACATGCTCCGTCCGTGACGACCGCCACCGAACCGGTCCCGGTCACCGGCTGCACGAAACCCCGGCTGTTCACCCCTCCGCTGCCGGAGAACTGCGATGCCCGGCCCGGCGAGCTGGCCTGCCCGTGCGGCTGCGGCCTGAACGACCGCACGTCCTGGGGCGGCGAGTGCATCTTGTTCCTGACCGTGGTCTGCCGCTGGCTGCTGCTGCCGTGGCAGATTTGGTTGTACTGGCACGCGTTGGAGAAGAAACCCGACCACACGGGGTTCCGGTTCCAGTTCCTGGTCGTCCTAGTCGCGCGCCAGAACGGGAAGACGAAATGGGGCCGGGGCCTGGGCATGTGGCGGCTGTTCTACAGCAAGGTCGGCCGGGTCAACGGGAAGATGCCGGGCGCGAAGCTGGCGGTGGTCGCGGCGCAGACCCTCGACTACGCGGAGACCACGCTGAAGGAGGTCGTGGACGAGATCCGCGACACGAGAGCGCTGGCCCCGGAGCTGGTCAACCACAAGGAGACCAACGGCAAGCACCGGGCCATCCTGACCAACCGCCGGTACTGGCGGGCCTGCACGGCGAACACCAAGGGAGCCCGGTCGCTCTCCGTGGACCTGGTGTGGCTGGACGAGCTGCGCACCCATCACACCTGGGACGCCTGGGACGCCATCACCCCGACCGGCACCGTCCGCCCCTGCTCCCAGGTGCTCTGCACGAGCAACGCCGGGGACGCCCGCTCCATCGTGCTGCTCTCCCAGCAGCAGGCGGCGAAGCGGCGGATCACCACGGGGGACACCCGGACCACCAAGACCGGGTACTTCGAGTGGAGCGCACCGCCGGAGGCCGACCCGCGCAACCCGAAGTACTGGCCGCAGGCCAACCCCGCCGTCGGGCTGCTGAACGAGTTCACCATCGAGGACCTGCAGGGCCGGTTCGAGACCATGCAGTACAAGAACATGCCGGGCTGGCAGACCGAGTACCTGTGCCAGACGGTGGACGCGCTGGACCCGGGTGTGATCCCCGCCGAGTACTGGCAGGACGGCATGGACGGAACAAGCAGGAGGGCGGAAACATCGCCTGTGTACGCGGCTCTCGACGTGAACTACCAGCGCACCACCAGCTACGTCGCCATCGCGGCCCGACGCGAAGACGGGAATCTGCACATCGAGATCATCCAGGCGGCGCGGGGGACGGACTGGGTGGTCGACTGGCTGGCCGAGCGCAAAGAGAACTACGTCGGGGTGGCGGTGCAGAAGACCGGAGCCCCGGCGAGCGGCCTGATCCCTGAGCTGAAACGGGCCGGGGTGAAGGTCGTGGAGTGGGGTCCGGGACTGGAACTTCAGACCGGGTGCGCGCTGTTCTTCGACGGCATCTGCGACCACACGATCTTCCACCGGCCCTCCGGGGTGATGGACCGCGCCGCCGCCAGCGGGGTGTCGCGCCGCACCGGTGACGCCTGGATCTTCGACCGGCGCAACTCGCCCGTGGACGTGTCACCCATCGTCGCCTGCGCCGCCGCCGTGTGGCTGGAAGGCCGACCGCCGCCGAGCAAGTCGAAGGTCTACGACTGGCCCGACGACGACGAGATCGCCCGCTGGGAGAAGGAAGCCCAGGCGGAGGCGGAGCAGGCGGAGGCGGAGCAGAAGCAGGGGACCGGGAGCGAGCAGAAAGTCATCATGATCGACAGCATCATGGAGGAGCGACACCGCTATGACTGGTGAACCGTTCGACCCGTACGACGACACCATCCCGGTGAGTGAGCGGCTGGGCATGCAGCGGCTCTACGATGAGCCCGAGCCAAGGAATATCGAGGCCGAGGAGCCGAGCCCGGTGGTGAACATCGGCAAACTCCGTCGCCGGAAGCGGGCAAACGCGCTGAAGCAGCCGTTACAGCCCCCACAGCAAACAGCACCTAAGCCGCCCAGCAAACCTCGGGCGAATCGTCGGGAACTGTCGTCCACCGGCCTGGAAGTCATCGGTCTGACGTTATTCTCGGCGGGATTCTGGCTGATCCACGTCTGGCTGGGTCTCATCGTCGCCGGGTTGTGCCTGATCCTGCTCGGCGTGGCGACCTCGAATCAGCTCGGTGGCCCGCGAGACTAACCGTGAGTGATCCGTCACGGCGTGCGTTTGTGGGAGGGCTGTTAGCGATGAGTGTCCTGGCCCGGCTTGGGTCGCTTCGTGCCGGGGAGCCCGAGAAGCGCACCCTGACCGAAAGCGCGTTCGTGCCGCCTCCGGCTGTCGGTGTGCTGGACGACTACGTCGGTGTGCATAGGGCAATGTCTGTGATGACAGTCATGGCCTGCGTGCGGCTCCTCGCCGACACCATCGCCTCGCTGCCGTGGAAGGTCTACCGGAGAGACGCTAAAGGGATTCCGGTCGAGGTCCGACCGCAGCCCGCCATTATCCGCCAGCCGTGGCCCGGGTTCGACCTGTTTCAGTACAAGTGGCAGATGGTCACCAGCCTGGCACTGCGCGGCAACTTCTACGGTCTGATCACGTCGCGCGGCCCGAATGACTACCCGACCGCCGTGATGCCGCTGCATCCCGACGTGGTGTTCCTGGAACGACGGCCCGATATCCTGCGCTGGTTCGACCCGGTGTACCGGGTGATGGGCGAAGCCATCCCGACCAACGACATGCTGCACGTCCGCCGCTTCACGATGCCCGGCGAGCCGTGGGGCCTGAGCCCCGTGCGCCAGGCTGCGGTCGCGATCGGGATGAACCTGGCCGCTGAGGAGTACGGGTATCGCTGGTTCAAGGAGTCCGCGAATCCAAGCGGGATGCTGTGCACCGACCAGGATCTGGACGACGGCGCCGTGCTGCAGGCTCAGCAGCAGTGGATCAAAAGCCACCAGGGCCGGAAGCTGCCCGCCGTGCTGGCGAACGGCTTCAAGTTCGCGCCGCTGTCGATCAAGCCGGAGGAGTCCCAGTTCCTCGCCACCCGGCAGTTCCAGCGGTCCGAGATTTGCATCATGTACGGGGTGCCGCCGATCCTGATCGGGGACACCAAGGAGACGACCGCCTGGGGAACCGGTGTCGAACAAATCAACCTGGCGGCGGTGGCGTACACGTTCCGGGCGTGGACGACCTGCATCGAGAGCGTGTTCAGCAACATGCTGCCGGGTGGCCAGTTCGTCAAGTTCGACTTCAGCGCCCTGCTGCGCGGCGACATCAAGGCCCGGTTCGACGCCTACAAGACCGCGCTGATGAGCTTCTGGATCACCCCGAACGAGGTCCGCGCCCAGGAGGAGATGGAGCCGTTGAAGGAGGGTGGCGACGAGCCGCTGCAGCCCGTCAACTACGTGCCGCTGGGCTTCGAGCCGATGGCGGGCGGCGTCATTTCCAAGCCGCTCACGGTCTCGACGCCGGTCGGTAGGCCGGGCACCACGCCCCCGCAGCCGTTGCCAGGCAAGCCGATCACCGGCGGGGAGTTCGGACCCGGCAACAACCAGCCGGTCACCCCCGTTGGCGCGCCTGCTCCCCGAAACGGCAACGCGCGAGGATAATCCCGGCGCAGGAGGTAGCTCAGTCGATATGACGCCAAGTTTTGCCAAGCCTGGCAATTTTAATACCCGGATGGAGAGCTAGATGGCCACCCAAGAGTGTCACAGCAATCGTGCCCGGATTCTCGATGTTCGCGAGGAGCGCAAGGGCACCCATTTCGAGTTCCGCGAGGACTCGGAGGGCAACTACGTGCTGGAAGGCTACGCGGCGACGTTCACCCCGTACGACGTGTACGGGGGACCGGAGCGTGGCGGCTGGGTGGAGACCCTGACCCCGACCGCGTTCGACCGGACACTGGGCGAGAGCCCGGACGTGATGCTGCTGATCAACCACGAGGGCCTGCCCCTGGCCCGGACCAAGAGCGGGACGCTGGCCCTGAGCCGGGACAGCCACGGGCTGCGCATCCGGGCGACCCTGGACCGCTCCGACCCCGACGTGCAGGCGCTGGCCCCGAAGCTGAAGCCGCAGGCCAACGGCCGGTCGAACATGGACGAGATGTCGTTCGCGTTCCGGGTCAAGGACCAGGTATGGGACGACAACTACACCAACCGGACCATCACCGAGGTGAGCCTGCACAAGGGCGACGTGTCGGTGGTGAATTTCGGCATGAACCCGGGCACCAGGGCGATCCTGCAGCAGGGCGTCGAGGCGTTGAGTTCGCTCTCCCACAAGGAGCTGGTCGAGCTGCGCAGGCTGGACCCCGACCTGGTGCACCGGGCCACCGTGGCGCTGGCCAGCCTGCCCGACACGGTGGGCAGGCTAATGCCCAAGACGAAGCGCGCGTGGCGCTCCGACGACGACCACGACCTGACCGACGGCCGCTGCGCGACGTGCGAGAACCAGCGCGCTAAGACGCCCAAGGCGTACGCGAACGTGGGCAACTTCGCCGACCCCGGCTACCTGGACGCCAGCGGGAACCAGGCCAAGGGCGGCAACGGGGTGAAGCGCTACCCCATCGACGCCAAGCACGTGCAGGCGGCGTGGAGCTACATCAACATGCCGAAGAACCAAAAAGGTTACACCCCAACCCAACTCGCGGCGGTCAAGAGCAAGATCAAGGCCGCGATGAAGAGTGCTGGACACGACGTGAGCGAGGACAGCGGAAAGCAGGCCGCGAGCGCGAGCTACACCCACGGGATGATGGCCGGGGTGAGCCACGTCGATATGGTGCGCAACGCGGATGGCGGGACGACGCTGTGGGCCGTGATGTACGACGGCAGCCGCACGCCGCTCCCATCCAGCCCGGCGAGCACCCTGCAGCAGGGTTCCCGGCCCGCGCCCGGGGACGCCCGGTTGGGTGGGCTGGCCCCGTACGTGTGGGATCCGTTCGGGCGGGGAACCACCCAGGATCCGCATGACGCGGGCTACGACGAGGTGTATTCCGGGGACGCCGACGACGACGCCCACGAGAACGAGGTCACGGCCCCGCAGCCCAGCGCCGACGCCGGGTCCGGGTTCCGCGACTTCGGCGGCAAGAAGGCGCCACCGTTCAAGAAGGGCGGCGGCCAGGGCGACGAGGACGAGGACGACGACGAGACCAAACGACAGTTCCCCGACGCCGACGACGAGCTGGGCGACTACGAGGGCGAGGATGTCGAGGGCGCCATCGCCGCCCAGGAGGACTCCGACGAGGACGAGCACGAGGACGGTGTGCCCGACTCCGAGATCGACGACGACCTGATCGAGCTGAACAGCGGCGGGCCGATCAACGTCAGCCGGGCGCTGCACACGTTCCGCAACATGACCGGCATCCCCGACATCAAGAACGTGAGCGACGGCCTGGCTTACCTGCGCCACGCCGACCAGCGCCAGCTGGCGTCGAAGTATTTCGAGGAAGGGCTCCGCGCCTGATCCTGCTCGGCATCATCCTGCTGATCGTCGGCATCTTCGCCGCTCGGCACATCCTGTGGCCGGTCGGGTTGATCCTGGTGCTGATCGGGGTGCTGTTCGCCGTGGTGCAGGGCGGGCTGGTGTACTACTAGCCGTGCGCCAGGGCGGCCCGGCGGGCGACCTTCTCACGCACCCGGGCGTCGTTCAGGGCGCGCCACTCCGGCAGCAGCTCCTCGATCCGGGCCTTGACCTGCAGGAACAGCTCACGGTCCTTGACGACCATCTTGTTGCGGATCGCGCCGGGGCTCATCTGGTGGTAGACGCGCGGGGTGCCCATCCCGTTGCTGCGCCTGCTCTTGATGGTGATGTTCGCGGCCTCGGGGAAGATCCGCTGCAGGCTGACCGCCCGGGTGTGGTCGTAGTACGAGCGCATCGCGGACTTGGAGCCGGGCTCCTTCTTGTACCGGAGCGTCGGCACGACCACGGCGGTCGAGCTGCCCGCGTCGGCCCGGCACCCGTACTGGAACGCGTGCGTGATGTCGTCCTCGTAGGGCCCGTACCAGTCCTCGCGCCCCGGCCCGACCTTCTCGATGAAGAACGAGTAGGGGAACCCGGACCGGGCCAGCTGCAACTTGACGTACGGGATCGAGCTGAGCTGCGCGCCGACCATGCGCCCGTTGGTGCTCAGCGCGACCGCGATCAGCAGGTCCACGAACAGGGCCATCCCGCCGTTGCGCGCGACCACCTCACGGCCCGCCCAGCCGTCGCGCGGCATCACCATCCGGATGAAGTTGTCGTCGCACTGCAGCACGCCCCAGCAGCCGCGCCGCTCCGCTTCCCGGCAGGCCCACTCCCGGCCCGGGAACGCGCCGAGGAACTGCGGGTTGGGCTCGGCGGCGAGCATCCAGTGGCTCCTGGCGTACTCGTAGGACCAGTCCTTCGGGTAGACGCAGAGCGGGTGGCCGTCGCGCTCGTAGTTGGGCGCGTCCCGCTCGGAGACCACCCACACGATGTCCTGGACCCCGAAGCCGTCCAGGCCGTCCAGGAAACCGGCGGTCGGGCGCTCCTCGAGCTTGGGCCGCATCCCGGTGACGACGGCGACGAGCAGCCCGGCGCGCTGCTCAGGCTTTGTAACGAACATCGAGCACCCCGTCCAGGTCCACCAGGTACTCCTGCGCCGCCTCCGCGCTCTCCTTGTCCACGAACACCACGTTGACCGTGAAGCCGCCCTCGGCGTCGGCCTGCACGTCGGGTGACACGTTGATGCCGTACTCCTCCTCGAACTGGTCGATGATGCCCTGCCAGTCCTCCAGGGCCAGCACGGCGGCGAACTCGTCGGGGATCATCTCCAACTCGGCGATCAGCTCGGGGTAGTCCCAGGTGGTGAAGTCGGCGGTGCGGTTGTCCGCGATCCGGTAGGCCCGGATCTCGTCGTCGGTCAGGTGCTCCGCGACGACGACCGGCGCCATATCCAGGCCGATCCGCTGCGCCGCCGTCCACCGGGTGTGCCCGACGACGATCACGTTCTCCTTGTCGACCACGATGGGCTGCTGCCAGCCGAACCGCTTCAGCGACTCGGAGACCATCTCGATGGCCCGGTCGGGCATCTTGCGGGGATTCTTCTCGTAGGGCCTGATGTCGTTCACCCGCATCGAGGTGACGTGGCCCAGGTCCGCGACCTTCATGGTGACGACGGAGCCCCGTTGGTGTTGCAGGCGATGGCCAAGTTCATCGCCATCACGGCCTCGCGCAGCTTCCGGTGCGCGGCGGTGCTGTCCGGGCAACCCGGGGCGGCGCGGTCGAACAGCTCGGCCAGCTCCTTCGCCTTGGCCCGGATCTCGGAATAGTGCCGAGCCTGAATGACGGAGGGGGAGTGGTAGGTGTACCAATTATCAAGTTCCGCCTGAGTAGCCATGCCTGCGAGGCTAATCGCTACCGCTGTGCCACCATGAGTGCCATGCCGTGGAATGTCGAGAAGTCCAGCCGGTGCCCCGCCGACCGACCGTGGGCCGTGATCGGCGGCGCGAGCGGGGACCGCATTGCTGGCTGCCATCCCGATCCTGACAGCGCGCGCCAGCAGCAGAAGGCTCTCTATGCCAACGAGGCCAAATCCGGGGTCATGTACGTCCTCCCGCCGACCATCCCGGGCGCATGACCTCGTTCGATGTGCCCATTCCCGGGCACGGTCAGGACATCACCATCGAGGCGCCGGAAGGATACGAGATCGAGGCCGAGATCCGGCGCCAGCCGGGAGGACCCGTGAACGCCCCGGCAACCGGGCCGAGGGCGGGCGGATTCGATGAACTCGAAGCCATCGTCACCGCGTGCCGGGCGGAGGGCGTGGACCCGGCTATCTGGCTGCAGCCGCTCAGGATCTTGATCGGTCGGGAATCCGGGGGCCAGGTCACCGGGTACTGGGAACCGTCCGTCACCCAGCACGGCTATGTGGACGTGAACACGGGCGGCAACGAGGCTGTCGGGGTGGCTCAGGTCACACCCAGCACCGCCGCCGGGGTGGGGATCGACCCGAGAACTCTGACAGATCCGGTCAGCAACATCCGGGCCTCGATCCGTTACATCAAGAGCCGATATGCGGGACCGGACGCCCCGAGCCGTGGCGAGGGCGGGCTGGGCAAAAAACTCGCCGCCGAGCAGGCGATCCTCAACGTTCAGCAGGCCGACCCCACGATGCCGCCGCACGGCTACCGTCGTGGCGGGCGAGTGGGGCCGTTCGTATGAGCGACGAGACCGCCGACTGCCGACATTGCGGGAAGCCGATCCGGAAGTTCTCCCCGTATGTCGGGGCGAAGGGTGTCTGGATGCACCTCGATGGGAGCCACGCCTACGAGGACTGCCGGGATCTCAAGGCCGAGCCGGTTGTGACCGAGAGCACAGCCCGGCACGCCAAAAAGGACGCTAATTGCTAGCGCGGTAGAGTAGAGTCAGCCTTGCGCGGACCGAGCGACTTAGTCGGGTGACCCCGTTCGCGCGAGCAAGGAGAACCGCCCCCGACCTGCCACCGGGGGCGGTTTCTTGTTTCGTGGCAATGAGTCCCACCTCACAGCCGGAAGGCGGCGCTGGTCGAGTCGATGCACGCCGACTTCGAGCCCGCCGAGCACACCGACACCTACACGGAGCGGTTGACCGAGCTGGTGCACGCCAAGGCCAGCGGCGGCGAGCTGGCCCCGGTCGAGCGGGAGGCCGAGGCCGAGGTCGCGGATCTGCTGGCCGCGCTGGAAGCGTCCCTCGCCAAGACGACCGCGTAGAGCCAATCATCGAACCGCCCCCGCGCTTCTCGGGCCGGGGGCGGTTCTCGTTTGGAACATCGCCCACCGAGGGCGGCCTAGCCGGGCTAGGTAACGGTAGCGGTGAACGCCGCCGACGGGTTCGACGCGCTCGTATTCGTGGTAGCAGAAGTCGCCGTCCATCAGGATGACCGTCAGGGGCGAGGCGTTATTTCCTAGCCGGTCCAGCACGCGGCCCGCATGCGGTCCGTCGATAACGATGCCTTTGACCATCAGTTCAGCCGGAACAGGGCCAGCTCGTGCGGGAGGGAGATGACCCCGCCCGGTCCCGCGATCTCGGGCAGGGCGTCGATCTTGGAGAGGTGGAACGGTGCCGCCTCAAGATCGTGCGGGCGCTCGCAGTAGCCCAGCCAGGCGAAGTTCTCCGGGTGGTACTCGAATTCATTGCTCACGCCGGGATAGTTCGACGCCATCAAGTAGGTACAGCGGCTGGCCTGGAACTTGGCCAGCACGTCCACGATGTGCTCGGTCGGGAGATGGGCGAGGAAGTCCCGGCAGAAGACCGCGTCCATGATCGGCAGCTTGTGGATGGTCAGGATGTTCCGGCAGAAGAACCACGCCATCCGGCCATCACCGCGCCGCTCGAAACGCTCCCGGTTGCGCCGGATCAGCTCCTCGTCGCAGTCCCAGCCGACGTAGATCACCCCGGTCAGGTCCACGTGCTGCATCCACGTCCAGTCGCCGCAGGGCGCGTCGAGGAGTGAAGAGATACCGTGCCGCCTCCAAAACTCGGGCAGGTCGGCAACCAGCCCCGTGGTGCACCCCAAGGAGGAGCCCGGCCCGTTGACGCTGCCGCCCGTCTCGCTCTGCACGACCGGCAGCACCGCCTCCTCGACAAACTCCCGGATGTCCGTCCACGCCCGGGCCTGCGCGGCGACGAACTCCGGTCCTTCCAGCTTCTCAACCGCCTGACGAATCACCATCGGGGAAGCGTAAGCGTGTCGTAGCGCCGATCCGGGGAGGCGCGGCCTTACAGTGATCGCCAGGTCCGTTCCGGCAGCGCCCGGCAACGCGAGAGGACATCGGGACGGATTCAGCGGGCACCCGACAACGTGAGAGGACCGCGAGGTAACCGATATCGGCGCGAATCGCGCGCCGATTCACCACGCAACTCTCACAAAGGACGGAGCGATGACCGCGACAATTGACTCGCTGAACGGCGAGGTCGACCAACGTGTGGAGCCAGCCGGTGGGCTGGACGTATACCTGGGCCAGCTGCTTAAGCGGCACACCAAGCTGGTACGGGACCGCGACGAGCTGAAGGGCAAGGCGGAGGCCGTGCTCATGGAGGCCCGCGCCGCAGGCCGCGAGACGCTGGAAGCCGAGGAGGACAAGGACCTCCGGGGCTACATGACCAACATGGCCAAGATCGGCGACGAGCTGAAGGGCCTGGAGGAGCGGATCGAGCAGACCCGCGCCGAGGTCGAACGCAGCGGCCAGATCAGCAAGGGGCTGGCCCGTATCCGCGCCGCCGGGGATGTCATCACCCGGGTCAAGGAGCAGAACGTCTACCCGAAGAACCACCCGAACCGGAGCTACCTGCAGGACCTCATCAAGTACTCGATGAACCTGGACACCACCGGTGAGGCGCGCGACCGGCTGTTCCGGCACGCCGCCGAGGTGCAGACCAGCGACGAGTACAAGGAGTTCCGAGACCTATCCCGGGTCGACGGCTCCGGCGGCTACGCGGTACCCCCCGCCTGGCTGATGTCGCAGTACATCGAGCTGGCCCGTCCGGGCCGCGCGCTGGCCAACCTGGTCCAGCGGCAACCGCTGCCCGGCGGCACCGACTCGATCAACATCCCGAAGCTGATCACCGGTACCCAGGTCGGTGTGCAGACCGCCGACAACCAGCCCGTCGTTCAGGTCGACCTGACGGACACCTTCATCAACGCGCCGGTCCGGACGATCAGCGGCCAGCAAGGCTTGGCCATCCAGCTGATCGATCAATCGCCGATCGCGTTCGACGACGTGGTGTTCCGCGACCTGGTAGCGGCTCACGCCGCCCAGACGGACGGCCAGGTGATCTCCGGTACCGGGGCCAGCGGCCAGATCCTCGGCATCTTGCAGACGCCGAACATCGGGTCCGTCGCCGCGACTACGGTCGACATCAAGGGGTTCTTCTCGTCCATCGCGAACGCGATCCAGACGATCCACTCGACCCGCTTCCTGCCGCCCGAGGTCATCGTCATGCACCCACGCAGGTGGGGCTGGTTCACCTCGCTGCTCGACCAGCAACAGCGTCCGCTGGTCATGCCGACCGCCTACGGGCCGATGAACGCCGCCGGTCTGCTGACCGACGTGGCGTCCCAGCAGGTCGTCGGCAGCATCCAGGGCCTCCCGGTCGTGACCGACCCAAACCTGCCGGTCACCGGCGGCGCGGGCACGGAGGACCCGGTGCTCGTGATGCGCGCCAGCGACATCGTGCTGTGGGAGGCCGGAATTCGGGCTCGCGTCCTTCCCGAGACCAAGGCGCAGAACCTGACGGTCCTGCTGCAGATCTACAATTATCTGGCCTTTAGTGCAGCTAGGTATCCTCAATCGGTCGTGCAGATCACGGGTCTGACCGCACCCACATGGTGACGAAGTAGCAGGTCAGAACGTTACAGTAAACTACGGCCATCTGACAAGGGTGGCCGTAGTTTACGATGTCATCTCCGTGCGTTATGTTTAGAGAATGGTTGAGCGATGGCTTCCGGTCGTCGGATATGAGGAGATAGCCGAGGTTAGCGATCATGGGCAGATCAGGAGTATTGATCGGACGGTGACACAGCGTGACCGATGGGGCGGTCTCACAACTCGCAGGCTCCAGGGCCGGGTCCTTAAGCCGGGCCGTACGACGAAGGTCAACGGCAGCCCCGGCTACCTGTATGTCAAGATGCCGGGTAATAAGACGTTACTGATCCATCGGGCCGTACTCGAAGCGTTCCGTGGGCCGTGCCCGACTCGTATGAGAGACGGCTGCCACTGGGATGATGACCCGTTAAACAACCACCTGGACAACCTGACCTGGGATACCCGGCCCGGTAATCAGATCAACGCCGTTACTAATGGCCGGAATCACAACTCAAATAAGACGCGGTGCAAGAGCGGTCATGAGTTCACCCCGGAGAACACGATCATGCGGGTAAATGCTAACGGCAGGCCGGGTCGCGGCTGCCGGGTTTGTCAGAATGAGCGGATGAGAGCCTGGCGTGCTGCGCACCGTTAACGTCGTTCATGGCGTCGTTAAGTTCGTTTAGATCGAGCGCTGGCGTGCCTCACACTGATCCACCCGGGCCAGTCTTACCCTGCGGTGATGAGGGGCGCGCTGGCCGGAGCGATCCTGGCCAGCGCGTCCTTCGTTATGCTCGCGGCCTGTAATTGTCCCGCCGCCGACGCCCAGCCCGCGCCGGTCCCGGCGCCGCCGATCGTGCCCGTCGGCGGCAATCCCGGTCTCGGGCAGGGGCCGGGTCTCGGCGCTCCCGGCCCGCCCGGGCTAACGCCCGCCGCCGCGACGATCTTCCTGTGCCCCGGCGTCGGTGCCGCCGCCAGTGTTGTCCTCGCCGTGGGCGGCGGCTACTGCGACTTCGACTTCACCCCGGTCAGGCTGACGGAGACCACGTTCGGGATTATGCACGTCCACTGCGAGTGGGGCGGTGCCGCGCCGATCGTGGAGATCTGGAACTGCTGGCGGGTGTTCCCCGGCCAGCCGGATCACCCGGCGCACCCGGACCCCGACATCATTCCCGACGGGATGGGTGTGCCGTGGGCCATTCAGGGACCGACACCCACCGACCAATGGCCCCCGCCCGGGCTCGCCCCGGCTCCGCCGCCGCCCGGCCCGCCTCCGCCGGAACCCCCACCGTGACCGTTATATTCACCTCATGGCAGATCAACCACTCCCCATCGCCACCGCACTTGAAGATGGCACCCTGCTCTACGGCGGCGTTGAGGTGGGTGAGCCCTGCACCGACGCGCAGTTCGTCAAGCTGTATGTCGTCAACTTGGAATCCGAGCTGGACGAGCTGGGAGCCAAGGTTCTTGACCAACCGGGCGAGACTGGCGAAATACTGCTCTCCCTTGGAGGACCGGACTCGGCAGGGACCTGGGTGTACGACTGCTACATCACCCTGCTTAGACCACCTGAGGGACCGATCCGCAAGTACGTCGTGATGGGTCGGCTGGTCTCACACGATCAGGGCGACACCGTGGTCACTCCTGCTGATAGGTAAGCGCCCCGACCGTGGCCGGGGGCGCTTACCAGCGGCTCACAGGCCGTTGCGAAGATCCTCCTGCACGAACTCGAAGGTGAAGGCGGGCTCGGGGCGCTCGTTCTTCAGGACGAACATGCCCGCGTCGTTCACGGCCAGGTCGGTGCGCGGGACCGGCACGAAGCGGTCTGGGTTGCTCGCGTTCTTGGTGAAGTTCTCGACGCCCTTACGGATCGCCACCGAGCTAGTGCGCTTGAAGCCTACCGGCTCGACCGCGAACGGCTCGACCTCGTGAACGACCACCGGACGACCGTCGCGGGTCACGTTGGCCAGCTCCCGGTCCCATTCGAGGACCACCAGGTCGCCCACCGAGAGCGAGCGGTTACCGGCCATCCGGTACTCCACGGTGTACGGCTCGGCGGGGAAGACGTCACCGCCGACGTTCAGCTGCTCGTAGACGTGGTTCAGAATCGGGTCGACCCAGGTGTTGTGCTCGTCGCGGGCGGCACGGTAGCGAACGTCGAACTCGGCGTTGCTCAGGCTCGGGTCGTCGGTCACGACGAACTCGGGCTCGGTGGCGTCGATCTCGAACGTGACGGCCAGCTGCAGCTCGGCGCGGAACGCGTTGAAGGCGCGGAAGTGGCTGGCCTGGTTGAGGTAGACCTTGACGGTGATCATGCGTGCGAATCTCCTGGGTGTTCATGACCGGCCCTATGCCGATCTCCTGTCAGAATAGCACGTATTGATAGCGCGGTAGCAATTAGCTGGATGTGTAGCTCATCACAGTCGGTAACGCGCGCCTGACGCGCTGACGGCGCGCGGCGATTTAGCATCGTCGCATGGCCGAAACACGCACCACATTCCCGCCCGATGAACTGACCGACGACGAGCGCAACGCTCTGGCCGGTCGATATCAGGAGGACGTTGAGCCCTGCACCGATCCGCCTGGGCACGGCATCCACGGTCGGGAGCAGGCCGCCCCCAGAGGCACGGTCTACGTCCGCGACCAGGAAGCGGAGCGGGCCGTGTCGATCCGGGTGGCTATCGCTCAGTTCCGGGCCGTGGGTGAGGAGGTGCCCGAGCATCTTCAGTCGCTGTTCGACGGCCTGCCCGATGAGCTGAAGGCCGACCCCGAGCCGGAGCCCGAAGCGGAGGAGGCCGAGAGCGAGGGGGAGGAGGAGGAGAGCGGGGAACCGGAAGCCGAAGCGGAGGAGGAGGCCGACCTGGAATTGTTCACGGTGGCCGAGCTTCGGGCCAAGCTAGAGTCGCTGGGCGTGGAGATCCCGCCGGGCTCACGGAAGGCCGACCTGGTCGCGCTGTTGGAGCAAGCCGAAGCGGAGTAACCGATGCCGAAGACGGTCCCCGACCTGCTCAGCACCAAAGATCCGGACTGGCAGGCGTTCAAGACCGGCGACGAGGACTACTACCTCCGCGTCGCGGGCACGGCGATCCGTACGTACTGCGGCTGGCACTTGTTCCCGTCCAAGACGGTGACCTTGACCAAGCTGCAGACCGGATCGCAGGGCATCGTGATGCTGCCGTCGCGCTACGTGACCGCCGTGACCGAGGTGCTGATCGAGAACCCGGACCCGACCGGGGACGGGGACGTGCTCGACCCGTCGCAGTACCAGTGGTTCGAGGGCGGCTGGATTCAGCGCACCGGCCAGGCGTTCGGCGGCTGGGGCTGGGGCTGGCCCGGCGCGTACTACTACG